CATTAATCAATCCCACTGTGCTTGATATGTAGAAATCAACATTTGGGCAAACTTCTAACATACGTTTTCTATTTGCTACAACATCTTTCCACACAGTTCCTTTACGCATGTATTCCCCTCTGGCACCTTCTGCGTCTAGACTTGCTCCAATTGAAACTGAATCAAATTTTTTCCATAATTCTAAAACATCAATGTCTTTGTATTTTGTTCTTGTGAAGTTTGTATTATAAATTAATCTCACATGATACATTTTACGTCTATCTAATTCTTTTAATATCCTATAATGTTCTTCCATTATGATCGGTTCTCCACCAGCAAAGTAAAATTGTTCTACATGTTCAAACTGCTCCAGCATTTGATCCCATATGTCGTTACTACTTCTGCCCACTTTTAGGATCTTTGCATGGTTGGGTGGACTGCCTGTAAGTTTCTTGTGATCCTCGTACCAATTTGAACTGAACCATGTACCACAACTCCTACAAGCAAGGTTACATAAGTTACTGAATCTTATATCCCAGTACTTGATTACGAAATCTGCACTGCCGTCTTCCTGTGTGTTCTCTACCATGCCTATGTTGTGTCCGAAGTGTTTGTTTGAACTTAGACGTAGTGAGAAGAATCCCGACTTCTCTTGGTCATAACATTTGCCACACTGTTTGCTTGGCTTTGCGGCCAGCATGTTTTTTCTGAGCTGTTTCATGTCCTTGCCATTAAACACCGTTTCCATGGAATCTTTGTTTAGATCCCCAACAGGATATTTGTCTAATGCAAAACAACAAGGATATGCCCTGCCGTCTGGAAATGCATGAATGTGTAACCAAGGCATCATGCAGAATGCATCATTATCGATTAACAACTCCTTCTCTTTAGGAGTCATGTCTTTTATCTTTAATTTCTCAGGCTCTTTGGCGCCATAATCATATGCCACGATACCATTCTCCTATTATTGGAAAAGTCTTTTCGAAATCTTTTCCGCTCCGTTTGTCGTATTGACTGTAAAATGTCTTGAAATCTTTCTGTAACTTTTCCTGCGTGGCCGCACCTGCGTGTGGTGTTTTGACAACATCTAGGTAGTCTATCAGTCTTTGTGTTTGATTAACTTCCATGTGTTCTAAGTGCTTCACATTGTTATTTAAAAACTTCTGTATGTCACCCTTAAATTTATTCCTTAAATCATCCGGTAACACAAGCGGTGATTGGAAGCTAGGAAACCTCAATATGTTCAGTGTGTAGTTGACCTTTGCTCCATACACCTTACCTGCATTTTTAAAGAAAAGAATTTTTTCTAATAACTCGGGCAGTGATTCTAAACACAGTGCATTGATCGTACACATGTTGTGGATCTCTGACGGTACTTTATCGACCATCATGTGTAAGAAATTTGAGAACCATTCACCGTAGTCTAGCCCATCCCTAATATACTCTGCCTGTCCAAATGTTGCTTCCATGCTGGTGTACAGATGGAAGTTATTGAATCCCTTTAGTTTCGTTTTAAATCTATCTATGATGCTCTGCTTTGCACCTAGGTTCGAATTTATCGCTATACGCATTTCAGGATTCATCTTGTCTCCCTGTGTTTCTATCCAGTCTAAAAGTCTCCATAGGTTTGGACTCATCATAGGTTCTCCACCTGTGATCCTCAATTCGTCTAGGCTCTTGTGTAAATCCGTTTCCCACCATTTATAGAATGCTTCAACGTAGGGATTGCTTTCATCTTTCTTGTATGGTTCTGCTGAATCATGTGCATGGGTGAAATGATTACGACCGTCCGTTGTCATTCCCGTGTATGGTCCTTGCCTCTTGATATTGTTTGCCCATGTAGAGCTAAACGCAGGATTACAATACGTACAAGCAAAGTTGCAGGTCCTGTCGAATGCTATCTCTAGTGTTTTTAGATTCACATCTGTATTGTAATCTGTGTTGTATGCAGTATCTAGATCATCATTTGTAAATATCTTAGATTTGTAAACTCTGTCACTGATGTTGTCCCTGTCTATGTCCTCTATCTTCCAACAGTACTCGCAACCTTTTGGCCTATCACCACACTGCATCTGTTTACGTTCTTCTTTCTTCTGCACCGTGTTATGTATGGCGCTAGGATTGGTCTTGATCGCTTCCAGATTAATCTTGTGTGGTAATGGGTGGTGACAGCTCGTGGTCATACCACTGCCCAACCATATGGTTGCATTGTACCACTTAGCTCCACAGAAACTTGCGGACTTCGTGTCTAGTATTTTTTTCTTAAATTCAAGATCTTCCATTGTGTCAATTTCCTGTATTCCCCTTCGGGTGGTTCAATATCACTTTCAAACATTATGTCTTTCACCCAGTGGTAGTGTGTTAATGGCAAAGGATGTTGGTCACTTGCTTCTGCAAATTCTTCTGGATATAATTCATGTGCAAATTCCCACATTCCTAATTTATCTTTGTAGAACTTAAATTTTGCCCAATCAATCTGTTTATACAAAGCATTCTCTGAATTTGATAAATTCTTGTGCTGTAATACATCTGCTTTGTATACCATCATCGTATATTTTACATTGTGTTTCTCCAAAAACATCTGTGTGTACAATATCCTTTCCAGTGTCCTGTACCAATTGTGTCTTTCGTTCAAGAAGTGTTTTTGATATTCCTTATGTTTTTTAATATCTGGGTGTCCACCAAACCATACACACCAATCGAAGTCTGGATCAAATCTCGAATATGTTGCAAGATTATGCTCTAGCTTTTCTTCCTTGTCATGTATTACTTCGTACCTGTCAGATCCCGACCACATGATGTACATATGTTCTATGTTTTTATGTTTCATCACACTGTTTACAACTCCCCTTGCAATAGTTTCGTTTCCACTGGCACTGAATCCGTTGTTGTGCACCTCGGCCTCTGTAAACCATTTCACAAAGTTTGGCCAACAAGCCCATTTGTATCTTGTGAAACTACATCCATGACAAATTATACTCATGTGTTCTTGCACTCCATGTAAAATTCTTCCATCTCAGGAAATATGTTTAAGAAGTTTGTTTGTCTTCTTCTGTCGTGTTCGTTAAAAAATGCGTAAAAGTTCTTTTTTTGTTGCGTACTTGTGTCTACATTTTCTTGCCAGTGTGCTAGATTGCGTTGCATTTTTTGAATCTCAAAGTCCTTGAATATGTGTAGCCCGTTCTCCTCTCCGGAATTGGCCTGCATGTACTTTATGTTGTCCTCATGTATGCTCTGGTATGACTCTGGTAGCAGTGTGATCTGTTGCCATGCGGGTTGCCTCAGCAGTGGCACGTCAAACCACACCCTCTGATAGGTCTTGCTGTACTTTGTACGCAGTTCCAGTATCTTCTCCAACAGCTTGTCCATACTTGTGATGCTTAGATTGTTGTATGTGCATATGAACGTTATCGAGTTACGCACAGGTATACGCTCTAGGAATTCCTCCACGTTGTCCATCATGTAGTTGAAGTCCAATCCATTACGTATGTACTCTGCTTTTTTACCGTAAGCATCCACGGAAACAAACTGCATCATGTGTTCTACTTTCTCTTGCATACATATCTCTTGTGCCATATTGAAGTATTTGTCCTTTATCTTTTTGTCTGCAGGACACATGTTGCTTGTCACATTCAAGTGTAGATCCTTCTTTGGGTGGTCTATTATGTATTGGAAGACCTTGTAGGTATTGACATCCATCATGGGTTCACCGCCCGTCATTCTGAAATGTTTTAGATTCTTGTACAGTGTGGGCCACCATTTCCAGAAAGCAGTCACGTATGGATTGTCCTCCCTGTTGGGTATGGGCTTACGTCTGCCCTGGAAGTGTTCTGGTGAATTGTGGGGAGGAGATGTGGGATATTGGCCATACCTGTCTACCTCCTTGCCCCACGTGGTTGAGAACTGTGGAGAACAGTAACTACACTTCAAATTACAAGCATTGTTAAAGTTCACTTCCACATACCTCGGTGTCCAATGTTCGTCTATTGGATTCTTTCTAATATCCTCAAAGTCCTGCATGGCCCATGGTTCACCGGATCTGTAGTGCCTGTCTGACATCTCCCCGGTCTTCTCCATGTTCCAACAGTATGAACAACCCTCAGGCTGTTCTCCTTGGAGCATCTGTTGTCGTTGATTCAGTTTCTCTGCTGTGTTGTGCAGTGTGGCGGGATTCAGCTTGACTGCTTCTGCGTCCATCTCGTGCAGTGGTGGGTGATAGCATGAGTTGGTCAGTCCCGTGGGCAGATGCAGTGATGTCTGGTTCCACTTGGCCAGGCACATAGTAGGAGAAATCTGTTCTAGTTTCTTTTTGGCTTCGAGAGCATCTGTTTTGTAACTACTGGTACTCACGATCTTGCACTCCTTTGTTCCTGTGTTGTGGCATAACAAATCTATAAAACTTGCTGTCGTCTTCGCAGTATTCTGCAATCGGTATGTCCAGTTGTTGTCTTAGACTGTTGCCGAACAACTGTAACTCCTCATCGATGTTACCATTTTCTACTGCCAACTCTGCAAAATATTTTTCTAGTTCGGTCAAATCCCTAATCTTAAAAAATTCATTATTTGGTTCTATCACAGTGTAGAAACAACCCATCCTTGCACCCAGCATGGCATACTTGCCATTATCAATATCTGCACCTATTGTACACCATGTACTCAAAATATTAAGATTGTTCCTCCAGATAGATTTATTGTAATTTTTTGCTGTAATAGGTTTGCCTTTTTCTGTACTCATTTTTACACCTTCTCTGTATCCTGCCACAAACGCCTGTTGTGGTGTTGCATTGATAACAGTGGTTGAGTAGCAATTATGTAAATTTTCATGAGGTACTCCCCAACAAAAATCAATTTGATTTTCTTCTGTGATAGAATTTTCATGCGTTTTCATTTCGAGGCATGTTTCCTTGTCCCATCCAACTAGTCCGCCGTTACCGTACACTAAGCCGTTTATGTTGTTCTTAGCTCTCCATCTGTGTACCGCTTTCTTGTTGGTCTTTTCCCAATCAAGTGTTTGCAGTAAAAATTGTTCATCTATTATATTATCACCATCAACACTTATGAAAAAATCTGTTTCTGCCAGCTCTGCCGCGGCCTTGTGTGCAGAATCAAATCCTTCTACACCGTCCACACGCTTTGCCCATGGCACCTTGTTCTTTAGATCTGCCCAGTTCTGTTCCTTGTTGGGTTCTGCATAGCTGATGTAAACGAAATCTAGATCACTTATTCTGATTCTCTCTGCCATGTGACCCCTCCATCTATTATCTTGTCAGGCCAGTGTATATCCCCATCAAGGAAATCATATCCTCTGTCGTCCTTTTGCAGTGTTCTATAAGTTGTCTTTGTTGTTGGTTTGGGTTTTAAAACAAACTCGTCTCCCTTCCAAACATAGGCTTCCGCTCCGTGTTGTAACACTTCCAGACTTCTCTTTAGGCTCACTTCAACAGTCTTGCCCTGTATGGTCACAAAATGTTTTTTCTTTGTTAACGGAGGCAAATTCTGAAATGCTTTAAGAAGTTCTGACATGTAACTCCTTGTCGTGATAGTGCCACACCCTGCTCACACGTGTTTCCCCCAGATACAATGCGTCACCTGACTTATTTGGATAGAGGTATTGATTATGATCCTTTACTCCATTCAAATTGTGAATCGCTGGCTTGTGATGTATAAACTTGAACCATTCGTAATCAATCAAATGTTGCATTGTTGTATCCATTATTCGGTACGCCAGAGCGAACACAACATCTGTACTTGGATATGTGTCATGACATGCTATCAACATCTTGCTTCTGACTTCTTGCCAATTCTTTACTATATATTTTGCTATCTCATAGAATTTCTGTGCTTGTGTACTTTTCCTAAAATACATAAGTCCGTTATAGATGTTTGGCAACTGATTCTTAACGAACAACTGTCTATAGGTCTTGTCCTTGACTACGTTGTCCCGGTAGTCTCTGCAATCAACACTGAACACGAGATCGTGTTGCCACAAATAGTTCCACCACCAGTCTGTGTTCGTTGTCCATAGCATATCACTTTCTAATTTTATTGTGTGTGTAAACGGAGAAAGTTGAAATGCTTTATATTCGTTTGCCCATTTAATTTTGTGATCTGCACTCTCGTCTGTGTTCATTATTTTAACAACATCTACATATTCACTTTCAAATTTACTTTTTTCATCTGTTACAACACAGATTGCATTTTCTTTGTTGTGCTGTTTTATTGACTTAGCCAGTTCTATACTACATCTAACATAGTCTGTTGTGTCGTTGTTCTGTGCGAACCATAAAAATCCCTTAGACATCAGCAACCTCCTTATTCAGCACATGCACATCCTGTTGTTCTGTCCAGTTTATCTGATCGTTGTATCTCCAGGCTATGCCATTATCTGTCATTTTGACTATTTCACAGTCCGGTGGCAGTGTTGACAGTGCAAATGGAAACGTGTCGTATCCAACAAATCCGTTCAGCTGTTGCAGTGCAATAGCGAACACATAGTCATTACGTAGGTTCTGTGCGAAAATTCTGTACAGTTGATTGAAGTATGGATAATTTTGTTTCACATACTTGATCATGTCAAATATCTGCTTGGCTTTTGCTGTCTTCTTGAAAATAAACACAGTCGCCCATACCATGGGTATCATACTCCACACACGTTGGTGGAAAGTGTTGCGTTGTGTTAAATCGTGTGCTTGATCCGGTATAAGGAAATCATATACAGTGTCCATGAACTGTAAGAGATTGTCTGTGTAACAGAAATAGTCTATGTCTATAACCAGTGTTGTATCGTAGGGCGATAGCTCATAGGCCATGTGCCTGTCTTTGTTGTTCCATACCTGTCCGTTTTTGGAATTGCCTGGCTCAGGCTCTATGAACTTGTAATTGATGAAACCCAAGGGCTTTGTTTTCTTGAAAGTTGCGTGATCTGTGACTACTGTTATTTCCAGTTTGAGATTTTTCTTGATCAGATGCACACACTTCTCCAATATCTTGTGATACCTTGTGTGTTCCGTGTCAAAACAGAATAGTAATACGCCTCGAGTCATCAGTCACCTTTGTTTTCAAATGTTTTGTACATCTGATGGTACGAATTGAGGCTCTCTTGATTTCTTTCAATCAGTTTGGATAAGAAATCACCTGGATCTGTTATCTCAACAGGATTGTTGTTTGTGTCGAGGATGAAGAACGTGTCTTGTGTTTCCTTCAGTGTCCTAGCAACACAGATAGTGTGTGGATCCGCACGGAAGATGTGTTCATTGTACACTATTATCTGTCGTGAATGTGCTTTCTCCAGGGCATTGCGTTTTGCGATCGCTATGCTGTAAGAGAGATCCGATTGTTTTTTTAAAGAGCCAATATCCATAACACAATTATACAATTAATTATTGGTAAAATCAACACCTAAAAAATTATCTTGCTTGTCTGATACCGTATGCAAGTAGCACACCACGTGGAATGTTACCAGTGTACACCAAGCTGTGTACGAACCTACAATTGTTTATGAATATAGGTTTGCTGACGTCTATCAGCCCTACGTTTTTGAATTTAAATTTTATACCCTTGGAGTCTCCGGACAGCACACAGTACAACTGGGTCGGGCCGTCTATGATGCTCTTACCATCCTCGTAGGTGAAGTCATCCCTGTGTATGGGTAGCACTGAATTTGGTTGCAACTCCACATACTGCATCTGTAATATATCTGTAAATCCAAACTGTTGCATGGTGTTCCTCAGCTTTTGGTTTTTTATCTGATCCAATCTAATGGTTGGCAGTACTGGTTGGGGTTTCAGTGACTTACACTGTCCTTGGCCATAGAACTTCGTGTCTATGAATTGCAGGTCCTCGTCCAATTCTATGTCAGTGTCTACATCACCATCGTATTCTATGTATGGTAAGTTATGGAAATCGTCTTTGGGATACCAATAAGGACCTTCTCCTGTGGCAAAAAATTGTTTGACACTGGTTGGTATGAAATCTCCCTCCACTGTCTCGTTCCAGCTCTCTGTGATCAAGTATTTGTTTTTTAAGTTTTTGAATCTAAGCAGGTCTTCTTGTGCTATGCACTTTGATATCCTTGAGAAATATTCTGCCGGGTTTCCGTGCAACCATATCTCGTAACCATTGTCTGTGTTGACTCCTGAATTCAGACAGTGCTTTATGGATTCCCCACCTATCTCTATGTCAGTAACATCTGTCCTCTGTAAAGGGATTATGATCTTGTGCCAAGTTGGCGCCAATTCAAATGTCTGGTTATGCGTTACTATCTCACTATCGAGATCCTTGCACATAATTTGTGTATTGTTCTTTGTGGATATTCGTACCTGCATGAACAATATTTAATTGCACAAACAGTTGGCTGGAAATTATTATGATACTGTGTTGCTGGTTGCCGCTGATCCAGATATGCCGTACACCGGGTCAAGTCCACCATCGGTGTTGGGAGTGATCGTGAACAGTTTGGTCACCATCTTGGGAGTGTCCTTGGCCGCGGCCGCAACACTGTTCAGGTTACCGGCAGTGTACTGATCGTCTGCCGCCCCGTCCGTAGCCACCATCTTGATGGTGATTGACGTTGCGTTACCACTGTCTCCGTCACCACCTCCAGTCTTGGCGGACATCACTATGTGATTGCCCGTGTAATTGCTGTTGTCTGAAGTAAGTTTGATTAGTACTGCGTAGCCCGTGTTCAGGTCCTGGAAACCGTTTGCAAGTCCGTTAGTGGTCAGTGTCTCACCTGATCCTGATCTCGTGCTTGTCAGTGAATTTATGTCTAGGTTGCCCAATGCAGTACCCAAATCCTTAAATGATGTGTCCTTGCTAGATTCAGCCGCGGCAGATATGCCCACCGTGACCCTGATCTTGCCTCCAGCGTTGAAGAAAAATCTCATGTTGTTGGCGTTTGCGAATGTGGCTGTAACTTCCTGTGTGGCTGTTGAGTTCCAACCCTCTGATCCTGTTGTCACTGTCTGCAGTGCTGATGATGTTGTCAGATCCGTTGCACTTGTGCTACCGCCTGCCACTTCTGCCGCCAATGATGCAAGGTCTGCCACTATGGCCGCCTTGATCCCAATGGTGTCTCCTGCCGTTACTGCTGTCCTGGCTGTCAGTGAATCATTGGTGTGACTGCCAACATTTGCCATGCCAGTAAGAAGTGCATTCCACTGTGCCGCTGTGACTGTGTTGTCTGCCGCTACTACTGGAGGTATTTCTGCCTGTCCCAGTCCGTAAACTGTTGCGCCTACGCCTGCGATATGGTTGTACCCAAATGGTGACGTTGAAGGCGTCACAAATGTGTTGAACTCGTCGTCTAAAATTGTATCACCTGCCGTATATGCCATAAATCTATTTAACTCCTATAACACACTCTGTTAATTGTGTGTCTTCATTATATTTATCCTGGATTAGTCTGCCCAGGGTGTTGAAAGTGGTTGCTTCTCCCGATCTGGCCGTACGTGCTTCTCCGTATCCTGCCGATACCACACGATCGCCTGCTAGGCCCTGCCCTGTAATCTTAACCGGAACACGTCCTTTCAGTGCTATTGCCGGATGTGTGTCGTTGTTGCCTGCTGTTGAATTCATCAAATATGCCGGAGCATTAGATACAACGCCAAATACTGCATCAGACTTGTCTTCCATGCATTTCGTTATCTCTTCGTTTCCTCCCAGGATCACCACTTCTCCAGTTTCCAAAGGAGTGTCCGTGGCATATCTTTCCGCCAAGTCAGCGTACTGTGCCGATGTTGATGTTGCATGTACTATGTTGGCCCTGACGTCCACTAGTGTAGCGGCTGACAGTTCGTCATCTCCACCACCTGACTTGAATGCTGTCCAGGCACCACCTGCGTTTCCATGGGTGGTCGTGCCATCGTCTGCGAAGGTCTCGTCCCACACCCAGTATAAATTCTGCTCAGTAGCCGCGGATGTCTCACCCCTGTTTACTTTTAATCCTGTGAAGCTGGGCATACCTGCGTTGTTGGATATGTTCCTGTTCAGTTCTATGATATTGTCCTCTACTGAAAGTGTTGTTGTGTTTAAAACTATGTTTGATCCATCAACTGTGATATCTCCCACCCTTAGGTGTTCAATTCTTCCCGTAGATCCTTTTATCCTCAATGCCTCTTTTGTGGCTCCGCCATCGTTCACTGTGAATATTATGTCCTTGTCCTGTGTAGTTTGGGCTATGGTCAAATCATCGCTCGATAATGAGAACGTAACGTCCGAACCTCCACCTAATGTCAGTCCTCCATCATTGAGAATTCCAAACGTTCCTGAGGTTGTGTCATTGATATTTGATCTCAAGTAACTGGCCGCCGCCACTCCGTTCAGTGCATCCGAGTCTGTTGCTGTTCCCCTGAATTTAGCATTCGATACCGATGACGATAACTGTATACCCTGTGCCACTGACGAAAAGCCAGCCGCTATCAGAGCCGCCGCATTTGTTTCAGTGGAGCTCGGAGTGAATGCTATGTTTGATACAACTCCTATAACAGTATCGTTGGCTACCATTTTCAATATCGACTTGTTTACACCTGTGTTGTCTTCTACTATTTCACTAGTAAACTGTGTCACCCCTGATCCAGCAACTGTTGTTGGACCTATCAAAGTCCATACCGTGCCCGTGTACACATAAAGTTGTGTGTTTGTTGTGTCGAACCATGTATCTCCAAGCACTGCATTTGTCGGTTGTGTCGCTGAATTTGTCGACCCGCCAGCTGGCTTGAATTTTGTTCCGTCGTATACGTTCAGTATTTTGTTTGTTTTATCAAACCAAAGCTGACCTTGTATTTTGTTGTTCGGTGCTGATGTGTTGTTGAAATTCTCCAACATTTTGACAAGATTTTCATTCAGCTTCTCACCGAAACCTGCATAACCTTTTCCGATCAGTGTAAGATCGGTTGCGGCAACGTCAATGGTTCCGTCCGCTAACGTGACCAATAAGGTCCCAAATGTGTTGTTAATCTTGTATGTCATAGCTTACTAGTTTGATGTGTTGTCTCTGACTTCTGTCAAGAAACTGACATCTCCAACTAACTTGATTAATATAGTCGCAAGTTCCGGGTTCAGCATAGCATCTATTTTTGCTTCTTCTTCTGCTGTCCAGGCCGCTTCGTAGTTGTCGTTAATGTAATCTGCTACTTCTTGTTTTGTTGCCATTTAAATGTCTCCTTATGCTTATTTATTATGCTTTTCAATCTGCTCATCGTCTGATATCCAAGTTAAATCCTCAGAATAAGAGCCATCTAGGTCACGTAGGAAAGTTTTCACGTTGCTCTCCGTAAGCACCATATTGTGGTATTTTGTGTATCTTTTATGTAGTGCCTGTTCTTTTGTTGCTGTATATACTAATTTCATACCCTTTTGCTTGGCCAGTTCCATTATACGATCAATACATAATTTTAAACATTTATGTACTAGTCGTTGTTCTGCATTCTTATCCCTCACTACCCATTCCATAAATGCAAACTGTGTCCCTGTACCTATGTACAGTCCTGTGGCGCAAATAGGTTTTCCTTCGTGTTCAACAATGATACCGTCTGGTGGCAAGCATTCTTTTGGTACTGTTCCGAACTGCCAGTCAGTCCACCACTTCACTAGTGTGTCGTAGTCCTTGTCTCTGTCCCATAATCTATCTTGCATTTTTTTGTATCACTATCTTATTGACATTGAATGTTGATTCAAAACAGTAACGCACTGCTTCAGCCACTTCTTGTGCTTTTAATTTTGGTAGATGTTCCCACAACCCTTTGGTCATGTCTGTGTCCACTACATCCGGACAAATATCGTAGACAGACAAGGGTTTTGATACTAATTCCTCTTGTAACTCCTTAATGTATTCTATTAATTCTTTCTTTATTTCGCAGTACTGCACATATTCAAATTTGTTCCACACTTTGAATTCGTTGTAATCTGCCCCTTCGTCGGTCCCGGACGTGCTTGTGATTACTGCAACTTTCATATCGTCGAATGTGTGCATGCCGTATATCCTTTTGAGTAATGACAACTGTCCCCTGCCGTCATGAGCATTAATGACAACGAGATTACAACCTTCCAGTTGTTGCATTATTTTTTCTTGTTCTGATACAATATCGTAGCCGTTGCTTTTGCTTAATCCCACAACTTTATATTTTTTTATTTTGTATAGATCAGATATGGCTTTGCCTATACCTCTTGTGTGGCCTATTACTGCTATCTTATTTTTGTTTTCTTGTTTCATACACATCCACTAAATTTTCCAACCCTTCAAAACATTCCGAATAGTGTTGGTAATATTCTTCAAACTTCTCTTTAGTGTATAGTGATTCTTTGAAAAAGTCAATTAATAACGTAGTTCTCTCGCCTGGATTGTTGTTGAAACCATTATGTACTTGTATGTCTGGTTGAAAAATAAAAGCTTCTCCTGTTTTCCATGTGTATAAATCTTGTTTTCTAGTTTCCAAATTCATTACATACATACCACTTTTGTCTCCACCCCCATCATCAAGACACATCTGATATCTCCACCCGCCTTCATTGTCTGTGTGGTTACCAATCTTTGTGTCAGGTCCCACAGTCATAATCGCTACATTGGTCTTGTGTGGAAATTTCCTCAGTATAGAATACAACATGGGATAGTCATTAAATGACTGTCCTTCGTGTTTTCCCGACTGTACTCCTAATGCTTTCCACTGTCCATGAACATAGTCTCCTGACTTGTCATCAAAATCATCTGGAAGTCCCCTAACACTATCTGAGAAGTCTTCTGGATCTAAAAATACTTTGTTAGGTTGCGAATCAAACTCGTGTTTGATTTCTTGGAAATATTTTTCTAACTGTTTAAAACACTCGCCTTGCTGTCCGTGGTAATATGATTTATCAAGCATTCAGTATATTAACATTTTTATCATGTATCTGTCTATCATGATCCTGCCAATTACTAAAAAATTCTTCACCGTGATTTACTAGTTCTTGTTGTTCACTTAATTCGAAGTAGTCTGTAAATTCTGTGTTGTTAATGATGATTCTTCTGTGTTGTGATCCAAACACGTACACTATCACTTCGTCATCTCCCAAAGAAACACCTAGTCTACTGTCCTCAACCCTGGTCCATGCACCGTCTTCTTTGACCATGTGCGTTCCTGACACCTGGATGCCATTGTAGTCATACAAGTTGTCTATCAAGAACTTACCTGTTGCAAAAACTTTTCCACCAACAGAAACCTCATCGCCAATATCCACTTGTTCAACTGCTTTTAACTTGCCATCCTGCATTGAGATCATTGTTCCTGCTATGAAACAACCACCGCCGCTACCTGAACTGCCTGAACTAGTGTTACCGTTTGAATTTCCAAATCCAGCCGCTGTCTGTGTGAAATTAAGTCCTGAGTTAAACAGTGCCTTCCAGGCTCCTGAAACCTTCACGTAACCTGCCGTGACTGTCTTCCATGCACCTGAAACTTTTGTTTGTATGCTTGTTATATCTTTCCATACACCACCAACTTTTGTGCTGGCCTGTACACCCACGTTGAAAACAAGAACTGCCAATCCATTCCCTGCCGATCCTGAACTGCCTGCAGTTCCTACTGCCGCACCTGAATCATAATACTGAATACTGTCTATAACTAGTGATGTTACTCCCGGTACTGTTCCCGATCCGTTGTCTTCTGATCCACTCGATGGAACTAGGTTCGAACCTGAGTAGCCACCGCCGCCACCGTTGTCTCCTGAACCACCCGATCCACCTTTGCCTCCATCGGCTCCACCGCCTCCGGCACCTCCACCACCACCGTCTCCGGAGTGATCTGCACCGTCCTCCCCTAGTGTTCCTGGGCTTTCTGATGTTGCTGAATTCGTGTTTATACCTGATCCACCGTTGGAACTTTTACCCGCTCCACCACCTGCTCCACCACCACCTGCTGTTGCAACTGCTGATCCGTTTACGAACAGTGTCGTGGCACCGCCTGCTCCGCCACCTGATCCTGAATATGGTTGTGGTCCGGCATTACCGCCTTCACCACCTGAAAAATCTGTCTTTCCTTTACCGTTGGTTCCGCCCGGTGCTCCGCCACCTGACCCACCTCCTTGACCGCCGCCGCCTACTGCCACTTCTAGTACATGGCCAACATTTGATGATAATGAATAACTTGTTTTTGCAACATAATGTCCTGCCGCACCCGAACCTCCCGGTCCTCCTGCATCAGATCCACCACCTGCACCTGCTCCACCCCATAGGTACATGTCTACAGACGTTGCACCTGCTGGTAACGTTACCTGGTTAAGTGTTCCTGAGTATTGGAATTTTTTAATTATTGTAGGCATGGTTATGCCTCATACTTGAACCAGAGATCACCATTGGCTCCGTCACTTCCAGTTGGGTCACCTGTTTGAACAAATTTTGCAGAGCCGCCCCATAGGTTTCCGAATGTTGCTACCTGTCCAATAGTCGGTACAGTAGTTAAACTAGTGTTCGAAGTTGTTATCGCCGTGCCTACTGCCGCCAATGTTAGTGTAGTGACTTTCAAGTCACCTGTTGATGAATCTGTAGTTAACGGTTTAGTGCCTTTGTTAGCATCACCGTCATCAGTTAGATCTGATAATTTCAGTAGTGCTGAATATGTTTGTGCTTCACCTGCCACCCATTGGTTTTCAGATACATCATAGAACAGTCTAGCATCGTCAGTATCACCAGTTTCAACTATAAGTCCTGCGTCTGCTTCTGAACCACCTGCGTTCACTTTCAAGAAAGTGTCTGAGTGTTCTACTATGTTTGATGATGTGTAGTTGTATGCACCACTTACATTCAGGTTACCTACTATTGTAAGGTCACCAGTGATGTCTACTCCACCGTCTGCACCTGTCAATTGTAAGGGTGTTTTAGTCGTTCCGCCATCGTTCACTGTGAATTTTAAATCTTTGTCCTGCGATGTTTGTGCAACTGTTACGTCATTACTTGAAACTGTCACTGTCAGTTCCTGTGCGTCTCCAACTATGATACCCGAATCTGTGTCTACTGTCAGTGCGCCTGTCGTTGTGTCTGCCGCATCTGCTCTCAGGAAGTTACCACCTGCGATTACTGTGCTTGATGTATTAGATGTAGATGATACATCTATTTGTGAGGCCTGCGTGTTTGTGCCATCAAACACAGCACCAAGTGTTGAGTTCAATGTGATTCCTGCCTTGATTGATGCAAAGCCTGACTGTGTCACGCTTGGTGTAAATGTTTCTTTTGAAAGTATTGCAACTCTTGTGTTGCCTGCGTACATCGAAGAAACAACCTTGTTTCCTGCTGAGCTGGCAAGTGTCTCGATTAACCAACCTGACAGTGTCTGTCCTGCTGTGTAAACTGGTCCAACCAATTGGAACGCTGATCCTGTGTAGATGTAAAGCTGATCATCGTCTGAATCGTGCCAAAGGTCTCCAGCTGAGGGAGAAGTTGGTGCCGATGCTTGTGATTTCGCGGCGCCTGTTGGTTTGAACGCTGATCCGTCGTAAACTTTTAATTGTCCTGTGTTTGTGTCAAACCATAACTCACCTTTTAGAGGTGCTGTTGGTGCCGATGTTGAAGCGGCGTTCTCTAGTAGTTTAACAAGATTCTCATTCAAACCCTCACCAAACCCTGAAAAGCTCTTTCCAAAAAGCTGTACGGAAGTGGTATTATCTACTGTACCATCTGTTATGGTAGTTACTACTGATCCATCTGTTTTGTTTATTGTGTACGCCATTTTGTATATTTAGCACCTTCCCACTACTATATTAATTGTGCCTGTTTCGTCTGAATCATAATCTTCCAGTGCTTTTCCGATCACACTTCCCACTATCGGGTTCTGTGATTTTGTTGCACATCCTGTTCTCTCTGATGCTACAAGCATTGTTCCTTTTTCAATGATACCATGCACTTTACATTTCACTTTGCCGGCTAATGCAACAGGTTGTCCTTCTGATTTATTGTTCATCAAGTATGCTGGATTTTCACTAATGACTCCTGCCACTCTTGTGTCGTATTTTTGTCCTGTTGTAGTAATTTCTTTAGTACCGCCAAACACAACAACTGTGCCCACTTCATAATCGTCGTCAGTTTCGTAGATCTCAGCCAAATCAGCGTACTGTGCCGATGTTGCTTTGGCATGGACTGTGTTGTATCCTTTGCTTGATGTTCCTATATCATAAGAAGCATCTGTGTCTGGAATTATTGCTTTCGATGTTAATGTACCGCCCAGTACTAAAGTGTCCATTGTGTTGGCACCTGAACTTGTTAAGTTTCCTGTTACGTTACCTGTCAGTGGACCTGCGAATGCTGTTGATGTTGTAGTTCCTGATATGTCTAATTTTGTTGATGGCGTAGTTGTGCCAATACCTATTCGGCTAGCCGACCCGTCTACTGTCATCACAGTGGTTGTAACACCACCATCGTTGACTTTGAATTTTATGTCTGTATCTGATATAATGTTTGAAATGTTGACCCCTAACGAATCTACTGTGATTGCTAGATCACCATCTGCACCAACAGTCATACCCGAGTCTGTTACGATGCCCAGTGTTCCTGATGTTGTGTCATTTTCATTAGATCTTAAAAAGTTCGCCGACGATACTCCACCTAGTGCATCTGCATCTGTGGCTGTGCCTTGGAATTTTACGTCTGATATTGCTGTTGTTAAAGTTATACCTTTCTTGATTGTTGTGAAACCTGATAAAGTAGTCTTTGGTGTGAATTCGTCCTCTGATATTATTGCAATAAGATTCCCGTCATTGAAAAGTTTTGTGATGTTCTGTGATGCGTCTGTAGAATCCGATATCGTGTCAAACGTGAAACCGCTTGTTGTTCCTGTGGCACTGGGAGGTCCAACCAACACTGATGCTGATCCGTTGTAGAAATACATCTGCCCTGTGTCGGAGTCTATCCAAAGATCTCCTGCGGCCAAATTGTTGGGTGCCGCAGATTGGTATGGTGCACTACTGCCTGCTGTTTGAAATGCTGATCCGTTGTATACTTGTAATTTATTGTTTGTGCTATCCCACCAAAGTTGACCTGTTATTGGTTTAGTTGGTGCTGTTGTATTTGCGAAGTTCTCCATCAACGCTAGGAAGTTTTCTGCTATCACTTCTCCATACCCTGCATAGCCTTTACCTACAAACGAAATGTCAGTCTGTGTGTTTACAACTCCATCCTGTACCGTGTACTGGTTAGGCGATGCCGCACTATTGGTTTTGTTTACAGTGTATGCCATTAGTATCCTGTGTTACTACCTGATGTTGTTCCACTCACTGTGTTGGATGTTGACAATGCTGTCGAGCTTGTTTCAGTGAATGTTGTTAAACTCTGAATCCTTAAAGTGTAATCAATTTGTATCAGTCTGTTTAGAGATTTCTGAACCGGGTGGAATATAACGTGTGTCAACAATTTGTTAGTTGCGCCATTCTCTGTTCCTTCCCAGCTTTTTAATCCCAGTTCATCAAACACGTAATCACCATTGAAATCTGTTGTGTTATCAAACGCCGCTTGTCCTGTAGGCTCACCGTAATCTAGTGTGCAAGTCACAACAATGTCAGTGTACTTGTTACCTGCGGTGTGTCTAACTTCCATTTTGTTTCTTGTCGTGTCTTTGTTGGTGGCAGAGTTATCATCTACTACTTTGTAATATGTTTGATTGTATAAAGAAGCATTTGTACCTGTTGAGTTTGGTGTTAGATAAGTGATTATACCTGTTGGGTCAACACTCGTTCCGCCATTACCCAGTGCTATCTCGTGTACAAACCCTGTTGTTTTGTTTGCTAACGAATTAGCTAATGCCTGAGACATGTTCTCATAGTGTATCGCATTTCTTTTGTCTACGATCACCTCACCAGTCTCTGGATCTGAAATCTTGATATGCCCCGTCATCATAACACCTGTGTTATCCTGAGGCTTTTTGTCTTCTTCTTTTGATTCTGTGGGTTTATTGTTCTGTGTCATCTAGTGTATTTATTCAGGTGCGTTTGTTGGTTCGTTAGCTATGAATTTAGCTTGTTGAGTCGTAGAAGCCTGTAATCCCTTACCATCCGCTGGATTACCATCTAATGCCGTGTACCATACCTGTCCTCTCTTGTGTAAGATTTTAACCTGTGTTCCCAATGCTGGAACAGTGCTTAAAGTCACTGCAGATCCTGACACAGAATAGTTAATAGTTGATCCGTCCTCGCTAGTAAGCAACAATCGTTGGCCACCAATGAATATGTCTAACTCACTAGCGGAAGCCGGGGTTTGTGATAGTGGAAACACTGTCTCACTACCATCACCTGTGAAGGTGTTAGTGTATACTGTGTCCGCATAAGGTATAGTTTGAGTTCCGCTGGCATCTACCACTAGTGTGCCATCGCTATGGTCCTTAATTCCTGTTCCAAGTGTTCCACGTCTAAGTTGCCCCAACGTGTTTCCGTTCTTGGTAAAATATTCTATTCTTTCCTTGTCTACAAAGACAACGCCCGGCATGTTGTTTGATGCATCCGGTTCTTGTAATGCTGTTCCGTCCTTGACTTGTAGTGTGTTTATTGTATCGGTCAAGTCATCAACTAATTCCGTTGTTGATGTTTTACTGATACGTTTGTAGAAAGTCCTGTTCAACATATCTTTGAATATTCTAAATCCTGTGCCTCCTATCGCTGAATCCAATGCAAAGTACATCACATCCAGTCTGTCCGACACCGTTATTGTAGTGTTCAGTACCGTGATTATGTTACCGTTCAGTGTGTAGTCATAGTTTTGTATCAATTGTTTACCATTCAGCCAAACATAGGCGTACGTGGCATTCAGTGGATCGAATCTCAAGTGGAACACGTTATCTGGTTGTCCTTCTAAAACTTCTCTTCTCTGTTTCATGCCAAGTGCATTGTTAAATGTTGTTACTGATAAAACGTCGTTTGCGGTCAGTGTCTGACCATCTGATGCCAACCGTGTTTGGTCTAATATTATGTCTGCCCCTTCATTGTAGTACTGGTAACCTGTCAATGTTGTTATAGCAATTAAATCTGTGCTTGCCGGTGCAGTGACAAAAATAACCTGATCTGGTTGTCCTGCTCTATCTGTTGTTGTTGTTGATAAATCAGCTGTCTGTGTTGATATATCAGCTGTGTTTACTCCGTTTCCTAGATCGACCGTGTAGTCGGTATTCAGAGTCTGCTGTACCCCATTCACATGTATCTGTATCTGCGAAGCACTCGTAATGACCTTTATAGGATCTATTGTTGAATCCTCTCCTAACCGTTTGAAGTCAAACTCTAGGTCTGCGGTCTTATGAATTGTGTCTGATGTCTCTGTTGATATGTCTGTCGTGTGTGCGACGTAGCCAACAGTTGACAGTGGATTGAAGCCATAGCTAACAGTAGTTCCGTCTCCCAGATAGTAACTGATGTCTGGCCCTCTTAGAACTTTCCCATTTGCTTCTATCATCGTCAGTCCTGAGAACGGTCCTATAGATCCAGGTGGGTAAGTTAGAGTGTATCTGTCTGTGCTACCATCATATGTTATTGCTTGATTCCTAATACTAGCAAAACTCCGTGTGCTTGATGTAGATTTGTTGAACCCTGCGATCTGTACAAATGCATCTGCCGCCGGAGCAGAGTTGAATGTTACTGTCACTGTATTAGCAGTTGTTGTAGTCGAGAATGCTGTTGTTGGTACACCATCAACTGTTATGTACATGTCAGACACAGTTGAATCTAAATTGAATTCACCCCTCGTTGAGGTCGTGAACGTGATTGTGCTTCCGTCTCCTGTATACTGATCCAATACCCTATAATTCTCTCCGCTTATTGCAAAAACTTTTGTTGACACAACAGAATACTCTGCAGGTGCGGTGTTAAACGTAATTGTTTTGTTGCCAACATCTATTGTGTAGTCTGTCGTTAATTTTTTAACAACGCCATCTACCGCAACAGTAACCGAACCAAGTGTTCCTGGATAGTCCCCAATGCTGAATGTTGTTGTTGAACCTTCAACTCTGTGATTCTTTTCTGAGATAAACGGCACTCCTGATTCTGGAGATGTGTAAACTTTTATGTCTAGTGTATCAAACATTTGTCCCGGAACTGTCTCTTCTGGTGCGTAGCTAGTGTCTGGTGATATGAAATCATCACCTTCCAATATGATATCACTTGGTGCGTGTCCAAGTGCTGACCCAAAAAGTCCGCCCTGCACTATAGAGTCCAGTGTCCTATCATCCGTTGGCGTTAGCACACCGTCGTCATCGAATGGTATAAATTCTATCAATGCATTTTCATCGGCTATTTCACTGATAGTGAAGTTGACTGTTGATCCGTCACCTCTGATCACATCAGGAAGTTTTTTCCTTGTGCTGTCATCCTGTGTGATGTAGACTTGATAAACATCTGTAGTTGTCGGCGCCAATGCAAAAGTATATACCGATGTAGATCCGTCTGCCCTAAATGCCTTGACTCTAGAGTCCCCGTAGTTGTCCCATGGGAAATCGTACCAGCCTGCTTTGTCCCACCCTTGTTCCTGTGAGAATAGTAATCCTGTAACCATTGTTCCACCGTAGTCAACTCCCGACATCACTTGTGTCAATTCGTTGCCTGGCATTCCCGAACCCGGGGTATAGAAACCTTTAGTCCTGTCTGCGGCTGTGAGTTCTGTTTCGTCACCGTACACTTTATAAACACTTCCTATGGTGTCATCAAATACTGTGGTTGCTGTGAAGGCATTGGTCACTTTGTAAAGCTGATTTTTGTACCTAAGCAGATCATTGTATGCATAGCTAGTCAATGCTGTCCAATCGACTACCCTCGATGTACTAGAAACTCTATCAAATTTTATTGTTGTGTTTATGTCCCTAACAAGATCATTGCCTAGGTTCGTGTATGCTCTAGCAGTGTCAGACGGTGTTGATCCATCAGATGCACCACCCGTCAGTACTACCATAGGTGTCGAAGTGTAGTTTGCGCCAGCACCTGTTACAGTTATTTTTGTTACCTTGCCACCAACAATCGTTGCTGTAGCAGTCGCCGCAGTAGTAGCCGGTGTTGTGTACATCTTGTATGCACCGGATATTGTTGACTGTGCGTGATTAGAAATTTGACTGTCTGGCATGTAGAACGTTCCTGTGTACCCATCAAATGTGTGAGAGTGTGATGTACCAGATCCGCCATTTTGCGAATCCCAAATGTTAGATTGTTCAAGACTAGTGAACAATGGATAGTAGTAACCGTAACTGCCTGAAGACGCTCCGCTCGAACTTGTTGCTAATATCTGGAACGGACCTGTTGATCCCACCATTCCTCCCACTATTGTGACTGTAGGGGCTGTGGTGTAGCCGGATCCACCTTTGCTGACTGTTATAGATGAAACGTATTTCTTGTGGTAGTCATACCACATCTGGTATGGGTATTCTGTTAGTTTGGCCGTATCACTATTCACATTCAACGATCTAATCTTGCCTATTGTGGCATCGTAGAATGTTGGGTTGTCAAAATCAGTGAACAATCCATCCTGTGTCTCTAGTTTGTCGTACCCTAGTTTGTACTCCCTCAATTTTGTATGGAAAGGCTTGACCTCGTTGATGTAGCTCTCTATCCAACTGTCTGTGCCTGTTGTGTATGTTTTTCTCTGATCCAGTTTCCTGACCGAATTTTTGGCGTTTATGAATGATGTTTTGAACACCCAATCCACGTATGTCTGTTCCGAAAGCACTTTCCTCAATCCAGTGAAGAACAAGGTATTGTATTCTACTGCAAGATCGTTTATAAACAAGTCATCCCTTAGTGCTGTTAATACCCTCCTGGTCTCTGTGCTTGGTTCTTGGTCAAAGAAGTTGTCATCAAAGTTATCATCACCTGCGAAACCGGAGGCATCTTGTGAGTAATCATATAATTTAGTAGATAATCTGATCGTTCCGTTCTCTGTTCCAATGTTCTCCCATCCTGATGCAGTTTTCATAAACAGTTTCCACCCACCAGTGTCAGCACTCTTTACCTTAACGTGTTTACCTATTGCAAGGTCTAATAAGTCCAGTTCATACTGGTATGTGACCTGCTTGTCTATCTTAGTGTTCGCATCATGGGTCATGTCGCCGTCCGTTTTGTACCAATCTATATAACTCCAGTATGCCGAGGTGTTGTAGGTCTGAAGTTTAGTCCTCGACCACTCTGTGCCGTCCCAGTTGTATATCGCCCAGTAGTTGTTGGCGGTCTCGTCCGACTTGACCAGATAGTTTATAGTGCCCGATATGTCCGCTGTGTTGATGTAATTCAGTTCAGCATATGTGTCCACAGAAGCGTCCCACTCCAAGCTCTGTATTGTTGGTTCTGGTTCACTGTCATTCAGATTAGTTAATTTTATCTGTCCGACTAACTGGTTCTTTTTCAGAACCGTGTTAGCGTAGTCTATTATTTCTTCTAGGGCCTTGTATCTATTCACATACCAACTCTGTCTAGGTCTTATGCTGTTACCGTATCTCTCGTTCAGTGGTAAGTCTGGGTCTGGAACAAGATCACCTGTACTATTCTTACCTATCAACGAATCCCACCAACGTGTCTCTATGTTATTTCCTGGTCTGTAATCGGCGTCTCCTTCCCTGACTAATTTCCATACACTGTGCGAATCTCCCTCGAACGTGTTTGTACGTATGTCTACGTTTAAAACAATGTTGTCATTGACTAGATTATTAACATTGTTAATCATTAATTTATTTGTATCGGTCACTGAGTAGTATTTGAAGCCAAACCCACTAGGGTTCTGTATCAGATTAGCGACATATGCCGCTGTGTTCTTCCTCATGACCACACTGTTAGCAGGCATAGTTGTCGTGCCTTTGACCCAATAGTAATAGAAGTTGACTAACCTGTCTAATCTAGAATCGTATCTCTGCGTCACCGTGTACTGCGAATCGTCTCCGTAAAGTGCTGTCCCTGATATTATACGTGTACGTCCTGCGCCTTCTGATCTATTATTCCATTCACTTGGTAGCAATCTCGATTCTGTCCATTCGTAGATGTCTATGCTGGATCCCGGGAAAGTCTGTCCCCAGTGGTTGTTTTTGTACTCCTGTGTGTCCTGCTCGTACCATAACCATTTGACTGTTGATAAATTCCACCAAATCTCACCCACATGATTCTCTGCCCATGGTGTCTTGGTGTTGGCATTTGTGCCTGTGTTGTAAGTTGCAGGATCCCATGTTGTTTTTATATTAATTTCTCTATCAGCTATTCCTAGTATCCTGCCCTTAATAGGATCATAGAGCTCGTAGTGATCCCTGATCTGTTTGTTCTTGTTATCAAATTCAAAAACTTTTCCTAATTTATCTATGTCGATCAATGCTGTTTCCTTTACTATATTCTTCCAAGCGTACTCTCCGTTGATTGTCAGGTCAAAACAAGTAAGTGTGCCATCATCGGTAACACCGGTGTTACCATCATCTTTAGGTGCTCCTACTATTACTGTGTTGTTGATCATGCATACACCACGACCGAAGTCATCGTTCTCCGACATACTGTCTGATACCAATTTGTCATCAATAACAAACTTGGTGTTGTACATAGTGGCTGTGAAAGCACCTCCCGATCCTGTGTTTATGTCACCAAACGTTGTGTCCTGCAGGTCAAAAGTGGTCTCACCCAAATCAAGCTTCATTTCTCTAGCTGTGGCAAAGTTCTCTGCACCTATCACTACCCTAGTGCCTGAGTGGTCGATATCAAGGCTTGTGCCAAATTTCATGTTGTTCTGTGTTTCCGGTGATTTCAAAGTCTGTTGCAATGTATATGTGTTTGTCGACTCATCAGCATTCCACTTGTAGTAGTAGATTGCTCCACCATCTATCTGTCCTGTGCTACTGTCATCAACGCCCGGTGCTCCTATCATAAGAGTGGTGCCGTCCTTACTCATTGCCATCGAATCACCAAATGCTGTGTTCAGTGAAGATCCGTCACTGGATACACCAGTAAGTGTCTGTGCTAGTGCGAATGAATTCTGTGAGCTTCCGTCATTGCTCTGCGATGTCTTTACGAAAATCTCTACCTTGCCGGCATTGCCTGGTGCAAGTGAACTGACTGCTAATATGTCGCCGTTGTCGTTGGCCTGTATTCTGTGACCAAATCTCTGTCCTGATCCACCGTCCGGTGCTTCTATTGTGTAGTCCTGTGTCCAGGTATCATAGGTTGAACCATCTGCACCAATTCCCCAAGTGTACATGTACACCCTACCTGTATCGCTATCATGTCCTGGTGCTGACACAAACAAATACTTGTCGGCTGTTGTCCTAACAGACGAGACTCCTGGCTCTGATATCTGATGTTCCCACCCGAAGTTAAGATCTTCATTCGAACTAGAGCCGTCTGTCGGTGGTATTATTGTGTCTAGTATACCATACTTGAATGTGCTTGGATCCCAAATATAAATTTTTATTAATCCGGCATTCTGTTGCCTAGTACTTCCGTCCAGCCCAATTGTGTTGGTGTACGGCGCTCCTGCAACCACAAAGTTCTCATCTGTGCTAATCGACAGAGAATCCCCCAGTCTGCTGGTGTTGTCATCGTTATCAGTCATTGTGGCTGTTGATTGTGTCTGTAGTGCTGTGCCTGCCGTTGTTGTTGATCTGAATAGGAAGTGTATCTCTCCCTGTCCTTTTCCTGGTGCTGACGTAACTATGGTCCTTCCGTCGTTACGTGCCACTATCCTGTGTCCAAACTCCTGTTCAGCAGTACTGGTGTCTGGTGATAAGACTGATACTTGTGTGTATGGATCTTGTTTCTCGTACACACGCCACAGACCGGCACTGTCCGCATCAGCGAACACCTTGTCTCCTGGCTGGTCTATTGCATCATCTTTGTCGGTGTAATCATTATAGTTCAATATGTCGTTCGCATTGTCCATGGATGCCAGTCTCACAGATATGAATTTGTATATGTTACCGTAACTGTCCGCTGTTGACCCATCTTCCAGTGCTGGTATAAAAGCAACATTACCCGTGTAGTCTATGATCACAGTCTTGTGGTCCGGCGTTGCAGAAACTTGATACACACCGTTCAATGTGGGTTCTTCACTGTTTGAGATTGCAAAGTAATCAGCCAGTGTTGTTGTTGAGCCTGCTGTCAATCCATGTGAGCCTGTAAAAGTTATCTCCAATTGCGTTGATTCGTTTATCAAAAGTAGGTTAGCTATCTTGAAGCCCGCACTGGTGATCCTAAACACGTCCCAATCCCTGTTGCTCTTGTTGGCAATCCAGATTAAATCGTTGGTCGTAATAGCGTTCATGTCAAGGTTAAGTATCTCTCCTATGTTGAAAGCGGTGTGTTGCACCTGAGCCAATTGCGGATACCCTGCTGTCTTGAAAACCTGGGCGTTGTCCCTGCTGATCCCTTCCTTGCTGTAGTCTAATCTGCTGAATGTGTTTGCCGCCGTGTACTCCACTGGTTTGTAATAGAAATTATCCTTGAGTATAGCCTCCGACCTTGCGTATTCAACAGTATCAGATGATGTGTCTAGCAGTTCGATGCTCTGCGGGTTTGCTGTTATTCTATTATCCTTTAAGACGAGCTGTATGTTCTCTACAGCATCCATGTTACCAAAATTTCCAGTCCTGACCATCCATTCTGGATATAATTCCAATGAGATATCTTCACCTTCGTACTTGGCCTTAAGGATTTTGTCTATAGCATTCTTTGTACCTTTCTCCTTGATGTATCCTTGATAGAACTTGTACTGCGAAATATCGTTGACGAATAAGTTTTCTAGATAATCTCTGCTTTGATACCCGGTCAATCTCTGTGCGAGTCGTTGTTGCGAATCGTCAAAATTGTTGGTTTCTAACTCGTAGAAATCGTTGAACTGTGAGATCTTGTACTCGAAGTTCGGTATGAGTTGTGGTGCTGGCTTATTGTCCTTGAGTGTCCAATTTGCAGTTTCGAAAATTGCTCCCGAGTTGTGATTTGTCTTTGACACATAGAACTTTCCTTGGTATTCCACACTGTCGCCTATCCTGTAATCTGTGTTGGCCAACCAGTATGTGACCTGTGCGGCATCAAATACAAAGCCCGGTGCGTAGTAGTCACCGTTCCACCCTGCCGTCTTCCATCCAACTATTTTTAATCTCTGTTGTCTGAATCCTGTTAACGGATCATATATGATGTCTGCGAACACTGTGCTGTTGTCAAACAACAGTATGTGTTCCTTCTGCACTGTGTTCAAAGCAATGTTGTATAGTCCTACCGTGTCAGACTTGATACCTAACTCGAATGTCTTACCTGTACGCTTGGTTGATATCTCTCTGACGTCAATTTTTCTGCCTCCCGAATCCAATATCGAGTAGTCACCTGCTAGATTCCTAAGTCTACCCACAATACTGTTGTTGGTGTCTAATTCGAATCCGTCTGCGGCTGGTGAAACTGTTATCGCTGATCCCGGTGACCATTCCTGCGTAGTCCAGAACAAGAACTCCTTGATAGCGTTTGCCCAGTTCAGTGTTTCCTTTAATTCTGTAGAGAACTTGTTGAATCGGAATCCTTGACTTTCCAACCAGTGGCCGTACCCAAACAAGAAGTCTGCCACGTCCTGTATTGTGTTGAACACATATCCATATGGTATGGTCTGTGTGATTTCTTGGTATGTTGCATACTGTTTGATCGCCGTTGACCCTTCTACCGACACTGCATTGGTAGTTGTAGTCTTGACCGGATAGTTGAAATTAAAATATGGTTTGACTGTGCTGTACCCTAACACCTTGTATCCGCCCAATACAGTGGATCCGTCACTGCTGACATCTGTATTTTTTTCAATCAGCACGCCCGAATATTCAAAACTTTCTACAGGATTAGATGTCCTAAACAGTATCTTGTAGTTCTCATCTGGTATGAATTTTGATCCTGATGTTGATCCAGGCGATACTGAATCTGTCAGTATTTTTAAATTGTCCTTGTCTGTGAATCCTCCCAGCTTGTACGCCATCTGCACTGTTAGGTTCTTCATCTTGTCATAGTAGAAGGCCTTGGGATCCATGTTCCTCGAGATCAAGTAGTTGATCACAAAAGGTTGATAACCCGCTGTCTGGTATCTAGTTGTAACACCTGTTGATAGATCCGTCTCCGTCTCTAAATGATATTTCGCTGTTGCTAGAGTTTTCCTAATACCTGTCTCTGAATATACTTGGTTACCTGCCACGTTCGTTGATAATCTAGACGGGTCAAATAAGTTCGAAAAGAACTTTGCCGGTTTGGTCAGTGCCAACGTCTTCGTCGCAGTGAACGGATAAGCACTCGATCTCCTCCAGGCTGTCTCCGCTGGTGCTTGATCGCCAAACTTCCATGCGTTCTGCCTTCCTGGTATGTCAAAGTTGTCTACAAGTCCTGCCGCTAATGGATCTAAAAGATTTCCTGATGCATCAACGGGAATGTAGCTCGCTATCTCCGGTTTGCCGTACCTGCCTGGCTCTGTCGCTATTGCATTCCATAACACAGTGTTGCCCGATGTGTATGGTGCTGTTCCGTAAGTTGCGTCCCAATTGGTAGGTTTTTCTGAATGACCTAAAATCTCCCATGGTCTAACATGTGGAGCATCAGTGTCATAGAAATATTTGTAAATTCCCCTCCAGTATCCTGGTAGTTTCTCATCTATCAATCTGCCTGTTGATCTTGCATAGTTGTAAGTGAAAGGCGATCCCTCTGTGAATACAGTGTTATTGATGTACTGTACATTGTTACGACCGGCCCACTGGTAGAAGTCTGCTCCCATCGCATTGTTGACTTCCTGTAGTGTGTATTCCGTTGACGTGAAAGCACTAGGCAACACATCGTGAAAATCCACCAAAGTTGAATCGTAATTTACTTTTATGTTGTTGTAGATCCTCTTTTCAAGTTCCAAAATCAGGGCGTCACGTTCGTCGCCATACGCCTTTATAATCGAGCCGTCGTGTTTCCGGATCATTGCTGTGTCTGTGAGATATGTTGTGTCTGTGAATGTTTCGGGTGTGAACTTTGGATACATGCCAAGTGTTGTAGGTGATGGTGGCATATAACTGCCTGTAGTGTCTGCATAATCCTTGATTATAATCTTGTCACCTTCGGCAAGTGTTTTACTGATCTTCACACTGTCGTCTGTTGTGCTGAATGTGTATTCTGTTCCTAATAATAATTGCACATCATTTAGATACACATAGACTGCCCTATTGCTAGGTGTTGTGATATCGTGTTGTGAATCCAATGCATATTCTGTCTGTGATACACCCAGCACCGTATATGATCTGATTGAAACATTCTCTCCCCACCCTATCATGTCCTCATAGAAAAACGGGAATGTGCTGTTCCTGCCTGGAGTGATTACTGATATTATCTCGTCAACCCTGTCTGCGGGCACACCTTCGTATGCTGTTCCCGTGGCATGTGTGAGGAATGCGTTGTACCATTTTTCATATTCCTGTCCTGCATAGTCAATAGATGTAACGAAGTTAGCGTCTTGATCCACTAGATTGAATATGGCAGGAAGTAGTGATCCTTCATGCTGATGTATAGTCCCGCCTTTCAATCTCGCATCTGGTTTGTCTCGCAGATTAGAAACTCCTGGTATTGTACCTGTAACTTCTTGGTTCTTATCAAATATGTCCCTGACATGGTTTAGTACCTGTCCAAAAGTAAACGTTCCCAACTGTTGATTGAGACTATTGGTTGCTAGGTTCTCTGGTATCTCGTAAATTCCTTTATTGGGCAACTTATCGGCACTACTGTATCCTGCTATCCGAATCTGATCATTAACTGACAAAATCTTGTTGAACTTGACATATCTGTTCTTGGTACCTGTTTCCAGTGTGTAATCTGTTGTAAGTGATTTTCTTGCTCCGTTAACCGATACTGATAATTCCAAATCTGTTAGATCCGCTGAGTTCTTGTAGAAGTCGATCGGAAACAACTGTTTCTCTGTGTCGTCAACTATCATCGTCCTGGTCACACGCTGTTTACTATCTGTGGTCCTTTTTATCCAAGCACCTTTTGAATTGTGTGTACTCCTTCCTGTGGTGTAGTGTAAGTGTCCCTCTGCTAGATTCACAGTCAGCGTCTGTGTACCACTCTTGTAAGTGAATGTCCCTGACGTGTGATCTGACTCGAAAACTATGTCTCCCACATTGTTGACTGTGTTGTACTTGACCTTTATACCAAGCACCGTGTCCGTTGTTGCCGTGTCTGATGTGGCAAAAGCAAAAACCTTGGCTCCTGCGAAAGTTGAATTTGGGTATGTTGTTGTATCATCGAACGCAGTGTGATCGTTGTTGAACATAGCAAACAACGGCTGTTGGTTCACTCCTGCCTTTTGCTGTGCTTCCACAAACGATAACGTTGCACTGTCATAGTAGAATGTTTTACCTTGATTTATTGTACCAAATTCAATGAATATGGAATCATTACTTGTTGGTGTGGCATCAGAGGCCTCGGTCAAATTAATGACCTGTGTTGAGTCTCCTGCAGTAACGAAATTTACATCATATATCTTGTTCTTCACTATCGGGTCAGTGTCCGCCGCAAACACAATCCTCATTCCATTTGCCAGTGGTAAACCATCCACGATGTAACCTGTCTGTCTGACCACACTACTGAATGCGTCTGTTGTCACCGTATCATAAAGTGTGACCGATTTCTTGGCTACTATTCCGTGATTGTACAAAGCGAGTCCCGAATCAAATTCTATAATGGGCCTCTTGGCCCTGTCATCCTCGTTCAACGTTGGAGCGAAACCGCCAACTCTTGCTGTTTCCTCGATTATGGACTTGTGGAACCATCTGTTGTATCTCGACCATGCATTACGATCCTGTGAATCTCTTTTGATTGTTATGTAATCTTTAGTGTCTGGTGTATAGAATGCCTTGGCATACGGTCTGGAATCATAGCCTACTTGGTCATACAGTATCGTTGTTTCAGTGGCGTAACTGCCCGGTGTTATAAGATCATCAACATCGGTTAATGTAATAGCTTCGCCAACACCTTCTACGTAGTATTCTTTGTCCTGGTATGCAGTTGGCACTAAAGAATTAGTAAATTTAATCTTCATGCCGTTTGAAAGATCTAAAGTCCTTAGACTGAAATTCTTAACCCCTATTATATCATCTTCAACATTTATAGCAGTTGTACTGCTGGCGTTTCTGATCTGCAGTATACCATACATGGCATCATGGTTGCCACACTGGTAGTATAAAGTGTCGGGTGCACCAGTCGTGGGCACTGTGAACGTTACTGTGCCATAATCTGTACCGTTATTTGTAACACCTGTATCAAACACAGTTGAGGTCGATCCGTCTATTGACAACTTGCTCTTGTATGGTTCTGTCATTATCCATAACGGATGTCCTTTGGCGTTTACTTCAAACTTGTATGTGTTACCCCTGTAAAGTGTCAGTATGGGATTGTCTTCATTTTCTCTGTGTGTAAACTCATAGGCCTTTTGAATATTATTTTTCACGCTATATTCAACTACAGCTGAAGGTCCAACCGAATCTATTTCTATAGATCCAGGTCCTATTGGCATCCAGTAGTACTCCCTGTAGTTTACTAACTTGTCGTAGTCTATGGCAGGGTTCCAACCGTATACAGTCTCCTTGTTGAGTCTGTCGTGGTTGTTTATGTTTCCACCTAGGTATTTGATCTGGTTTATATAGTCGTCGTACGTCCCTGTAAATTTGACCTGGTCCTCTGGATTAACAGAAGTAGTATCTCTATCTGTGTACGTGACTGTTGGTTCCAGCTGGTATGCAAATCTATCCCTGCTAGTGGCTGTAAGGTACCTGTCGTTGACATTTCTAGTGTAGGCATCCTGCCTACCGATGTACCCATCCAATCTCTCAAGGGATCCTTGCTGAACCAAAGGATCCATCGTGCTTGATAGAAAACGTTGGTTTGTGTCTGTCCTGTAGAAAGCAGGTAGGTGTTGCACAGTACGTCTGTACTCGTTGTTGTCTTGTTTGACAACTTCGTTATTGGTTAATGCGTTTGTGGGATTGTCTGCCATTAGTATCCTGACCCACTACTGCCGGTGCTTGACCCGGAACCTGTTGTAGTAGAGCCTGACACTGCTGATCCTGTTGTCGTACTGTTTGTGGCAGTTGATGTAGATGTGACCACAGTACCGGATGTCGCCAATTGGTTGGCTCCAAGTGCTGTTATTATCGACACATCATCAACGGTGGCCCCACTGATAAAAATTTCGTCTGTCGCTGAGTTAAGTTGGAACAAGGACCCAAATCCTTGTCCTGACTGGTTTGGCACGATCACTACCGTCAGTAAATCTGGAGCAAGTTGATTGTGTATGTAGGCGGCTAATTCTGTGAAGTAGAAAGTGTCTCCAAAATCCCAGTTGTCCAAGGCAAAGAATTCGTTGATAGCGGCAATAGTCCTTGTCTTTATCACTGCGTCTGTGACATTTGTTTTTGTATTTTTAACAACTTTGAACGTTGCTTGTAATTCTTCGTCTGCACTTGTACCAAACAGTATTTTGTATTTCACTGGATGGTAGATGATTTGGTCTGATAATGATTTCAAGGGGTTCAACGTGCCCGAGTAGTTTATCCTCAGCTGATCTGCTGTTGACGTTGATGGCTTGACACCCCCATCTTGTAGATAAATTCTGAAAAGGTTGTCATACGTCCTCTCTAATAGATACACATCAACGAGGTTAGACACACTGGGATCTATCCTTGTCTCCTGCCCTGCATGATGTTTGTATTGGAATGATAAAGAACTCCTGCCTTTCCTTGCTATGTAGTCGGTGGTGGTGGTAAGTGTATTTGTAGTCAAATTATATTTTTTAATAACATCCTCATCAGATGCATAGAAGTAAAATAATTGTTCATCTGTGTAACTTGCCGAGTTGAGATTTATGTCCGTTTCGTTCTCTGCTACAATGAAGTTAGATGATGCGTATGGTCTGTATCTTTCAATATTATCATAAGATGTGTATTTTTCGTAGAAAACAAATTTTGTCGATTCTGATAGAGTAGGTTCGATTATGATGTCAAATATATCTGGGTTGTCAACAACACCATCGTCGTCATCATCGTAAAATCCAACTTTGACTTTCCTGTTGTCCTGGAAGCCATCTGTTTCAGTCACTGTGTCCACAACCTGCCAAGTTATAGGATAACCTACGCTGTTGCCTGTTGAAACAACACTGTTGGTCTTTAGTAGTTTTACTGTGTCCTTGACCGTTTTTCCTGTGGTGTAGTCATAAATTTTCTCTTCCACATCATAGTGGAACTTGTTCTGTGACTCAGATTCAAAAATGTAGTCCAGTTTTCTGTACTGCACTGTGTAAGTGTTCCCGTCGTTTGTGAACTTGAACCACCAACTCGTGTCTGCGTTCGTGCTTGTCGTGGAACCCGCATTAGCAATATCAAACACTGCACTTGTTGACAAGTTAGTCGATGTGATCACCTTCCACGTCTCAGAATCAACATCGTATCTCAGGCCAAAATCCTCGTACGCCTCGATCCTACTCAACAAGTCCGCTTCGAGTGTTGTTGAGAATGCTGTTGTGAAATTTGGAATGATTGAATTGATAACTGATCCCTGTGGGACTATATTGCTCAGTGTTATTGGTCCAACACCTGATTCTAAATTACCCGTTCCACTGTTGGCTCCATCGCCGACCACTGCACCTATCTTGACCCATAACCTATCCTCTGCGTTGTCCGTTGTTGAAGTTACTAAAGTACCATTTAAAAACTTCCTAGTGTCCGGGGAAGTAAATTTGATCAATGCTCCTGCCTTGGCGAACTTCATGTTCGACGTTGCGAAATCTCCTGTAACCAATGCACCGCCTGAAGTGAAATATCCTGTGTTGGTGTTGGTTGAGGTTGTTGTAGAATTCCATGTGGCAGACAACGTACTAGTAGACTTGGTAGCATATTTTAGATAGTAGAACTGCCTTGCGTATGCCTCTTTCAATTTTGCTTCAACAGATGTATCTATGGTCGACTGTATGTCGCTACGGTTGTTGAACGTGAATGTAAACTGTTGCGTTGACTCTTCCCTGTACAATATGCCGTCTTCTGCAAACACACTGACATTCGAGTATGCGCCTGTTGGATCTAGAATCTCTTTTGCTCTCGATATGCCTGATGCGGATCTGTTGACAGATCTGACCTTCACAATTTCTTGTGAAGCAGAAAGAGGCACAACTTGGTAGTCTTCCGCTGTAATCATCCTGTTCTGTGAATAGTATACCTGTGGTGCTTTCTCCTTGATTGAATCATTGGATTCTGTCGCGGCTGAATTGTAAACACTGGCCTTCAAACTGATACTCATCGACAATGACTGTTGTGCACCATTGGCGTCCGTGTATGGGACCGTCAACTGTACATTCTGCATGTCCGAAGACTGTATCGCATATTTGGCGTTGTCACTGATCCTGTAGTACGTCCTGAAACTGCCCAACGGTATGTTAGAGAAATTACCATCACCAAACACAAAGTCAACGGCGTCGTTATTTTTAGTCACCACATTGAAGATATTTCTCTCTGCTTTGGAAAGTGAATTGTAAATTGCGTTGTTGCCTGATAGTGATGGGACCTTTGTCCAAGATTCCGACAACTGTCCGAACTGGTCTAACTTGTAAAGCCAAACATCCGAGTCGTTGATGTTCGTGGCATCTAACGATTTAACGTAGTTGGTCACTGACGTGTCCACTGCGAAGTCGGTCTGCTGTAGAGTCCCTTGCTTGAATAGGAAGAAGAATCCTGTGTTGTTCGAACTGTCTCCGGATCCGTCTGATCTGTAAGTATAGGTCAGGCCTGTTCCAGGAACCGGTGATGCTTCGTAGATCGAGTCTGAATCTGTTATTGTGCTAGGCACTATCTCGAACCCTCTCGATATGCCTCCCACCGACTTTGAAAATTTAAATATTGGAAGATCGAGCTGGTTAGAACTTAAAGTGTAAACTTCTGTGCTTATACCACCTATGGTTCCTGACTCTCTCGGATTGCCAAAAAGTTGTCCCGTCTGGTTGGCCGCATTTAGTATGGCTGTGAATTGTTCCCTGTAATTTGAATTTGCACTATCGTTCCAAATGATATTTGAATTTGCTAGATTGGTTCCTGAACTGTCTGCAACATCCTGTGTCGTAGATATCGAATCTATCTTCAACATGCCTGTGGCTGGTTGGTTTCTCTTGGCGTTGTAGTTGATCAGCCTTGCAAGTCTGAGAACTGAATTCCTTCTCTCCGCCGTTTCAAGAAAATTTTCCCTAGCATTCAAGTCAACTCTAAAACTCAAGGCCTGTGATATGTATGCAATTAGATCTATTAAAGCAACGTACTCAGAACTCTCCACGAAATCATTGAAATCGTCCGGGTAGTTCTCACGCAGATACGCCACCATGGTCCTTCTAAGTGTCTCGAAGTCGTAGCTCTTGAAATCTGCCTGTTGGAAGGACTGGTAGATCTTTCTCCAATCTTCCGCTACTAGTAATCTGTTCTGTCTATCTGTTGTGGCCATAGTATATACAACGATATTTATGTGTTAGGAAATGTGCGTGTATTAAGATAGACGCAACAGTGAGTTCTCATCAAAGTTGAATCTCAGTTTCTCAGTGATGTTCAGGGGAACATATGTTATTGTTGCCTGTATGGCTATGCCCTTGTCTGCTTCCGTGACCAGTATTTCCTCTGTGGCTATACGTGGATCTGCATTCAAGTTGGCTGTGATGTCCTCAACAATGGCGTCTTTCAGTGCCTCTGTGAACGGTTCAAATATGGCATCGTATATTATGGTGCCAAATTCCGGGTTCTCCACCCTCTCGCCCTTACGTATGCTCAACCTGTTGATCAGATCCTGCTTGGCCACCTCAAAGTCATACAGTTTGAAGTTCTGCTTGTCCGCACGTGAGCTGAAACCCTTGAAGGTCACAGTCTTGTTTGATAAATCTCCTGATCCTGAATCTCCGTATGCCATCCTAATTTAATCTCCTAAATTCAACATCCACCTTGCTGTAATCTACCATGTAGTATCCTGTGTCTGTCATTTCTCTCGCCCATGGAACTTCCTGTGCCATCACGCCCTCGTATGTTCCATCAGTGTGTATGTATTTAAACTCGTAGATGTTGATTCCCTGTGGCGATCTTGAAATTAATTTTATATCTTTTTTTAACCTGGCATCGCTGAACGTGAATCCTGAGAAGAAACTCTTGACCGCCCCGCCTATGTTTCCTATCTTGTTTGATAAATTCACACCCACGTTCTGTAAGAAAGTTTGGCCACCCCTCGCGGCGTCCCTAGCATTGAACAGTCCCGCCTTGCTCGCCAGGCTCTTGACCTGGTTCATGCCCACTATCTGTCCACCCACCACACTGGTGTAGGTCTGGCTTATGCTGTTGAGATTGGCTATGGTGCCGTCTATGTTCCCGGACGACAGATTCTTGGTCAGTCCTTGCACGGAATTAAGACTGCTGTTCAGCAGGTCTATGTTGCCACTTATTCCTGAGATTGTGTCGCTCCCCAGTGTGAACAGCTCTCCCGCACTGTTGACGAAAACATTGTCCTTGAACAGTTCTGTGCTCTTGCCTGTGAATTTCTCCACGACCTGTGAGGTAAGATTACTGGTCAGGTCCTTGAGAGGAGAATTGAAATCTAACCCCTTGAACTTCTCTGAAATACTGTCCTTGATGTCGAACGGCAGATTTATCTTTTCCGAGATACCGTATATCTCATTGTATTTGGTTCCAAACTCGGTCAGCAGTTCCTTGGCCTTGGCGGCGTTGGTGCTGTCACCTATTTTCTGTTTGACCCATTGCACTGCATCTTCCTGGTACTGGGCGTCACGGATCGCACTGTTCTCAGCCAATCTGTTCCTCATGTTCACGTACTCAGGAGTGCCTGGTGTGTTGGCCAACCTGCTCCATTGTTTCTTGTCATCGGCGTCCACGGGTATGATCCCGTCACTGGCTATCACGCTGGCCCTGAACATGGGCTCGTGTGTTACGAATCTGTGCACCGTGGTCTTGGTCTTCCTGGTGAATGCTTTCAGAGGTCTCTGAGCCTTGCCTGCCAACTCTACGTCGCCCTCGTCACGCAGTTGCATACCGACCTTGTCCTTGGTCAACCATGCTGGCCCCCATTTATCTATACCACCACCGCCGCCGGATCCTGGTCTGCCCATGGGCAGATTGAAGTGCACCTGAGAGCCTTGTAGGTGAAACTGTCCCGAAGCACCGTGTAACTGCTGTCCCGGAGTGAATGATGAGATAGAACTCAATGCATAATTTTGTATACCACCCGCGGGCGAACTCTGTAAGATACCTTTTTCTCCAACTGTCAGTATCGCATCAGCAGTTTGAATCATCTCCTTGGCCGAACTCATCCTGATCTGACCGTTGGCGTGCATGTTGATGTTGGAGTCCGAGTGCAGGTTGAAGTCCCCTTCCGTCCTCAAGTTTATTCCTCCCACTCCAGAATACACATCAATCCTGCCGTTCCTCTGCATCTCTATGTAGGCGTTACCTGAACCGTTGGCTATGTACACCACACCTTCCGTGTCGTGCATCAACAGTTGGTGTCCTGATGCTGTTCTCAATCTAGTTAATTGGTTAGTACCGTCCTCGGCACCGTCGTCCATGACGAAAGTGTGTCCTGTCTTCCTCGTGACGTAGTCCTTTGCCCCGGAGTCTTTTGTGCCCACGTTCTCTTTTGTCGTGCCTCTGTCCTTACGGCCTGGTGTGCTGATACCAAAAACTTGGCTAGGTGTCTCCCTACGTGCTGAACTGGAGGTGTTACCCCTGATGTCATCCGCACTAAGACCCTGTTTCAATAGTGTTTCCGCGAACGGGTGTATGGGTTTTGGTATCGACTCGTAGTTGCCGTTCTGTAAGGCACCTTGCCTGTTCCTGTTCAGTTCTCCTGATGGTACATTGGTTGATCCGTATTTCGATTGTTTGTCATCCTGGAATCCTGCATCTGCTCCTTCGAACGTTCCATCCAGTGCGTCGTTGGTGTTTGTGCTGGACGCTATGCCCGGCATCATGTGATTGGTGTATGGCTCCTGCACACAACCCATCCAGTAGGCCTGCTCCATCTTGCCTTCAGCGAATATGACCAAGACCTTTGTCTCCAGATCAGGTGGCACCATCCACATACCATATGAGTGCTGTGAGTCTTCGAATTCTGTGCCCGCTCCCTTGGCGTACTTGCCTCCCTTGGCTCCGTAGAAAGGTGCTAGGTATTCGCAGGTTATAAGTTGGTTCTCTGATGGGTCTGACGTTTTTGCCAGGCTTGGAATGTGTACTTTCAACCTACCCATCCTGGTGGGATCAATGTTGCCCTTGACTACGCCCAGGTATGGTCCCGGATTCTGTCCTGTCCATGACCTGTCTCCGCCCGGTGCTTTCGATGTGGAAGCGTCTCCCTTTAGATAGTTGTGCAATGACATTAACTTATTAATCCTTTAATCTTGTTCGTGATTTTGTTCTTGATCCTACTCACATTTGCAGAAGCAAGATCTATATATTTCTTCCCAATACTAGTTAAGTTGGATTTGACGTTGGTCAATTCTTTTGCACTGTAGAATTTGGTTAGTTCGTTCTTCAACACTACATATGATGTACCATCTCTTAAAATGACGCTGGCGCTGGGTACAGGGTCTGATATGATCACGCCCTGGTTGTTGAATCTAGTGAGGTTCAACACGTTGGTGTACTTGCCATCCGTGAAATTGTGTTCCACCTGCACCACCCTGTACAGTCCACTGAATTCCGCTGACTGGTCTGTCTGCAGTTCGTACACACCGGTCTGGTCGTTGAGGTCAGTCGGCATCCTGAAGTTCAGCAGTATGATCGGTTCCGCCACGTCAGTGTTGTAGCAACGTAGGTCACTGTTCCAAATTCTGTCCTTGTTACGCCTCCAATACCCTATGTCTGGATCTGATGCCGTTCCGGCCCCTCTTGCGAAGTTCTTGGCGTTCAGTGGAATGAACTGTGACTGGCTGATCCATGCGGGGTCTCCCAGGATCTCCAACCTCACGTTGACCATGTCTGCCAATGGGTGTGTAAGAGAATCCAGGAACGAGTCCAACTGCGTTGGTGTGCCGCCGGTCTTACCTGCACCCTCTCCTTTGGCATTTGATACTTCTGATTTTAGCAGTAGGTTACCGTCGGTGTTGTGTTCCGTGGCACTAGTACCACCAGTGGCCTTGTCAGAGGCGTCCTCGATCGTGTTCTTACGTAAATCTGTGGCTTCGAAATCCTTGAGTCGTGCCTGGAAGTATGCCACCCTGTAGTTGATGTCTAGGTCCATCACGTCCACGTTGTCGCCTGTGAATATGTAGTTGTAGGTCTTGAAAACGAAATTCTTGAAGTTCTGTCCTGTGCTGACACCCGGTATGGCCAATGAGTAGGCGTGTACCTTATATGGTTCAACATGGAAGTTGATCTTCTTCCTATTCGTAGCACGTATTTTGTCAAAGTCACCCTCAATAGGCACCACGCTGGCCCTGATCTTGAAGTAGTCAAAGTAGAAGTCTTGTGCCTTGTCCAACACCCCCTGTGCACCACCCTTGAACTGTGCGACATTAAGTGTATTTGTCACCTTGGTCTTCCACTGGTCGAACTTCTTGTCCGAGTATGCGGGATGGCCCTTCATGATCTCTTCCAGTATCTTTGTGATGGCGTTGCTGGAGTTTATCTTCATGTAGTCAGGTGGTATCTCTATGCCTGACGCAACATAATCTGCACCATCCGGTCCATTCACACCTTGCGAGGCCATTCCTGACTGTTCTAAGTTTTCAGTCGTGATGAAAGTGTCCTCTATGTAACTGTCTCCTTTCATATCCGCAGTTGCTCCTTTTACATCACCAGTAGACCTACCGGCAAACGTGATGGAGTATATGTCTGGTTTCTCAATCAGTCCTGTGTCCTTCTCGTCCTCGTTCTGTTTGTTCAACAGTGTTTCCAGTGTCTTGAACACGTCTGAAAGTCTCTTTCCATCCGGCGACAGTGTTCCTGCAGTCCTTGGGTAGTTGTACCTGTTCACATAGGCAAATTCGTTGTAGGGTATGGCCTTGACAGTGTACACCGTGCCCGCCTGGGTCACACTCATCTGCATGTCCACAAGTTTTACAGGTATCAGTCTTTTCATGTTCTGTGAATCCTTCGTTGATGCCGATCTGCCCTGTTCGTCAAATCCCTTGAAGTCTATGGTCAACAGGAACGGGGCATCTAGGTGATCCAGATATCCGTTGTTGACTGCGGCACCACGTATCCTCTCTAGTAACGTTATACCGGCTGGTTCAATGATCTCCATGGATATCTGCGTCACAGACGTGAGTCTCCTCTTTTCGTTGAGACCTGGTATGCTGTTCATTGTGACGTTCCTGATGTAAAGGTCCCTGTTCTTTCCTAGCGTTTGCCTACTTTTTGAGAGGGCTGATAGTTGTCGTTCACTGAGGGTTGTACCTTTTGTAGCCTTTGCCAGATCCGTGGCCGGTGAGCTTTGATTCACATCTGTGCCAATACCAGAACTCCTCAATATGACGTCATGTGGTTTGGAGTTCAGCAGTGTTGTTGTGTCCTCGAGATCATCCTGTGATAGAGCACTCAGTGTAAACAGTGAAGTGTATGATGCGAACTGGTGTAGGGCGTTGGGATCGTTGATCGTGGTAACGTAGGTGTCGTTGCCCTTATTCAGTGTGCTTTTTTCTGTGTTCCCAAAACCAAACTCAGGACCATTATAATTAGTTGCCATGGATTATATCCCTAGGTCTTTGAGAAGATTTTCCTTCTTGGGCAACTGTATGGTCACTCCTGGTTTGAAATCGTATATGGGATCTTCTATCTGGTCTGGATTCCTCTGTGCGAACACCCACCACAGTCTAGGTGAGCCGTACAGGTCATAGGCCAACAGGTCAGGCCTGTATGCGTATGTCCTCTCTACGGTGTAACTCTGGTCATCCTGTTCCGCTGTCAGCGTCCGTGGATTTAAAATATCTAGGTAATCCGCAACTTCCCTTGTCTCGAAATACGGTGATGTGTTTGAGTACTTGGCCATTAGATGAATCCTACCTCGTTGCCCTTGCCATTAAGTTCACCGTTAACGAATTTCTTCATAGAGAAGTTCTTGATGGAATCCCTGCTGTAGATCGGTGTCACCAGCACTGATATGTTTGACAGTGTGGGTGCCCAGGTCTGATCTTTATCCAGCTCTGGCAATCCCATACGTTCCCTTGTCCTGGGTGTTGAGTAGCCGTCTGGATTTTGTTTAGTAGAAATGTAATCTATGCCCGGTCTCAACTCAACGTTGAATGTGTTTATCACCACTGGTACCCTGTTGAACATATGATCTCCGTAACCATACAAGTGCATGATCGGTGGTGGATTTCCTTTGAGTCCATCTAGGCCGTCATCACTACCAAAGAACATCTTGGTCGCTGTCCTTAGGAAGTTTACGGTTGCTACCCAGTGCTTGGCATCCTCAGAATTCTGTACAGGAAATTCTCCAATTATGTTAAGCGAGTCCACCTGTGAGTTTTGGTATGCTTGATGTGGGAAATTGCTGTGTACTTGATCCATTGCGTTGTAGTTTGCAGAATGCTGTATTACCACTGCTGGTGTCAGTGGCCAAAACATGCCATTAGATTCTGCCAATGGGTTCATTATGGGATTGTTATCAAAATCAAAGAACTTCTTCAATGGTCCTTCCGGCACCTGTAATCTCACACGCCAGTCTCTCTTATCGCTACGTCCGGACCACTTGGCCCTCGCATTCACTAGTCTGCTGTCCGTGGAAATACCCGCTCCTAAAAGCCTGCCCAAGGTCCTGTCGAATATGCCCGATCCCACGTTCTTGACTATCTTTCCAATTTCTCCAAATGCCATCTTAACGGTTGCTTTCCTTTGTTAAATTCAGTATACTTAAACTATATTTATAGGCATTTTCTAGGCACACTTAATTACCCATACGGCGCGAATCACAACAACATAAGGTAAACGAATTATGAAGAGAGTCAAGTACCTAAACAACAGAGATCTGTTGGCGCAGATACATGCCAGCAAGAACACCTACTGCTCATACATCACACCAGAGGACGCACGGTTTGATCTGATAGTGCCTACCCTCAAGAAAGTCAATGCCAGTGCTGTGGCACAGGCACGTAAGGCCAAGGCCAAAAGACTGACACAGGAGGCCTGGGAGGCGGCCAAGGATTCGGGACTGAAGAAGATCAAACTAGTAGACTACACAGTGAGTCCCAGGAAGATAGAGAAGACAGATCTTGTGTTCAGGGTTATGATGTTTGATCATGTTCCCATGGACGATCAACGAAAGAAGAATCCAAAGACCGTCGCAGATCATCATGCTAAAGTCAACTTCCCACCGTTCCAACACTACAAGTTTGATGGGAAAGACAATCTAGTGTGTGTGGGTAAATCACACTGGATAGGTGGAATGGACAACGGACACTGGTCAACAGATCACGGAAAGATGACCAACACGCTGGCACTCATGTACATGAAGTTGTGTGAGAGATATGGTACCAGGGCCAATTGGCGGGGCTACACCTACAACGACGAGATGCAGTCACAGGCACTGATGCAACTGAGTCAGATAGGTCTGCAGTTTGACGAATCAAAGTCAGACAATCCTTTCGCATACTACACGGCGGCGATAACAAACAGTTTCACAAGGATATTGAACATAGAGAAGAAGAATCAATCGATCAGGGACGACCTACTGGAGTACAACGGCATGATGCCCAGTTTCACCAGACAGAATGAGAACACCACTGCGGGTCCTTCATACAAGAAGATGATGGAAACAGCACACGGTGATGTACATGAGGTTAACAAGACTGGACTCGCAAAGCTGAACAAGAAATTTAAAAAGAAGGGCGAAAATCTAGATCTCAAGGACGATTTTGAGGGAGTCAAATTCAAGAACAAGATAGACATGACCAATCACAAACCAACCGTCAAGAAGAAATGGTAACCAATGGCATTCTTTAAGAAAGTAGCCTGTTTCACAGACATTCACTTTGGATTGAAGGGCAACTCCAGGATTCACAACGATGACTGTGAAGACTTCGTAAGATGGTTCATAGAACAGGCCAAAGCCGAAGGCTGTGAGACCTGCATATTCCTAGGTGACTGGCACCATCACAGGTCAGCTACCAATGTTTCCACAATGAACTACACAGTTTCTAACATGGAACGACTGGGTGCGGCATTTGAGAAGGTCTATGTGATCATGGGCAATCATGATCTGTATTACAGGGAGAAAAGAGAGATCAATTCCATGGAATACATCAGGAACATTCCCAACATACACATCGTCAACCAATGGTTGGTAGAAAACGACGTTGCCATAATCCCGTGGATCGTGGAAGACGAATATAAAAAGATTGAGAAAATGAAGCAGAAGTATGTGTTTGGACATTTTGAACTGCCATACTTCAAGATGAACGCCATGGTAGAGATGCCAGATGTCGGTACTATACAAGCAGATCATTTCGCAGGATGTGGTAAGGTGTTCTCGGGACACTTCCACAAGAGACAGAACATGAAGAACATCACATACATGGGCAATGCGTTTCCCCACAACTACGCAGATGCCTGGGATGACGACAGAGGAATGATGATATTAGAGTGGGATGGTGAGCCCAAATATATAAACTGGCCGGACATGCCTAGATATATCACAATCAAAATAAGTGAGTTGTTGGCAGAACCAGAGAAATACCTAAAACCAAAGATGTATGTGAGAGTAACACTGGATATAAAGATCTCGTACGAAGAGGCCAACTTCGTCAGGGAGACATTCATAGACAAATATAAGTTGAGAGAACTACAACTGATACCTGAGCAGGTAGACAACGCACAACAACCACTTGTGGAAGTGCAGAAGTTTGACAGCGTGGATCAGATCGTTATCAAACAGTTACAGGGCGTGGATTCCGAGGTGTATGACAAGAACGTATTAACAGCAATCTACAACGATCTCGATGTTGCGAATTAGTAAGAAGAAATTAATTAAGGTGTTAAAAGGTGAACTCGATGAACCCGCAATATCAAAACAAACATTGTTGAATCAACTTGCAAAACCTGTGACACAGGAAGAATGGTTAAAAGGATACAAACGCTGGAAGAAACACATAGAAGAACACACAATTTCAACACCGTTGTCAGAATACGAAGCAATAGAAAACATAGGCAAGAAACGTAAAAGAAGAAAAAATGTTAACAATTAGAGAACTTACAGTAAAGAACTTTATGAGCGTGGGTAACCAAGTGCAGGCCATCAACTTCGCTGACAAAAGCCTAGTGCTGGTCATCGGTGAGAACATGGATCTAGGTGGCGATGACGCAGGTGCCAGGAATGGCACAGGTAAAACAACGATCATCAATGCACTGTCGTATGTGTTCTTTGGTGAAGCATTAACCAACATCAGGAGAGATAACCTCGTCAACAAGACCAACGAAAAGGGCATGGTTGTGAGTGTCAAGTTCATAAAGAATGGAGTCACCTACACAATCGAAAGAGGGAGAAAACCTCAGATATTCAAGTTCTACGCAAACGACATAGAACAGAATCTAGAATCAAACGAAGCACAGGGCGAGAATCGGGAAACACAGGCAGAGATCAACAAGTTGATGGGCATGACACATTCCATGTTCAAGAACATAATAGCACTGAACACATACACACAACCGTTCTTGTCAACCAAGGCGGCGGAACAAAGAGAGATTATAGAGCAGTTGCTTGGCATAACCTTGCTGTCACAAAAAGCCGACCTTTTGAAAGAGAAACAGAAAGCAACCAAACAATCGTTGACAGAAGAGAAATTAAAGATAGATGCCAGGGTAGCTTCAAATGAGAAGATACAGGAATCAATAGAAAGTCTTAAGATAAGATCCACTGCATGGGCCAGCCAGAAAGACGAAGACATAAAAAGTTTCCAAGAAGCAATAGCAGAATTAGACAAAGTGGACATCACCAAAGAACTAGACGCACACAAAAGACTGTCCAAACACAACGAAATGCAGACTGCATTAAGAAGTTTGGAGAAGGAGAAAGCATATCATGAGGATTCGTTGACCAAAGCAGAAAGCACAGTTGGGAAGACAGAGAAAGATCTAGAGTTTGCGGAGGCGGCCAAATGTCCCACATGTGAACAGGAACTGCACGATGATAAACATGAACATCTAGTTGGAAAACTTAAAACAACACTAACGGAATCAAAAGAATACGCAGAGAAACTCACAGACGATCTTGAAAAAATACAACAGGATGTAGATGCAATAGGCGACTTGGGCAACATACCCGACACATATTATGACACAATGGACGAAGCGTACAATCACAAAGGGTCGTTGCAGGATCTAAAACGCCAGCTGGAGCAGACCGAGAAAAAAGAGGATGTGTACGCAGAACAGATTGAAGAGATGCAGAACAAGGCTATACAGAAGGTGGACTTTGAAAAGGCAAACGGATTGGAAGACCTACACAGACACCAGGAATTCCTGTACAAGTTGTTGACAGCAAAAGACTCATTCATAAGGACGAGGATCATTGAACAGAATTTATCTTACTTGAACCAGAGACTGGCACACTTCCTAGGCAAGGTCAAACTGCCGCACACGGTGGTTTTCCAGAGTGACCTGTCTGTGGAAATATCAGAGCTGGGCAGAGAATTGGATTTTGACAACCTGAGCAGAGGTGAGAGAAACAGGTTGATCCTGAGTCTGAGTTGGGCATTCAGAGATGTATGGGAAAGTCTTTATCAACAGATCAACTTGCTGTTCATTGACGAACTGATCGATGCCGGCATGGACATATCTGGTGTTGAGAGTTCAATGGCTGTGTTGAAAGACATGAGCAGAACACAAAAGAAGAACATATTCCTGATATCTCACAAAGACGAATTGGTAAGCAGGGTGAATTCCGTACTGAAGGTAGTAAAAGAGAATGGTTTTACCAATTATGCTAATGATGTAGATATAATAGTTTAATGAGGTTAATATCATGTTTTGTACACAACCATTTAATCATATAGACGTCGTAGTCGAAAACGACAAAGTACTCCTACAGCCATGTAACGTCTGGACCGCTGAAAAACTTAACATAAAAGAATATAAAAATAATATACAACAGGTAAAAGATACATTATCCAAAACATATTATTATCCAGGATGTGAAGTGTGTTGTAACGAGGACAAAAACAATGTCAGATCCAGACGTGTCTCTCAAAATAAGTTTTCGCAAGACAACAATTTTTCAACACAGAAGTTACAAAGTCTAGGTGTAAGATACGGTACTTTGTGTAATAGCAAATGTATAATTTGTAGTCATTACCGGTCGTCGTCATGGGTGACAGATGCTGAAAAACTAGGTATGGAAATAAAAGATCAACACAGATTTAATAAAAGTCTGCTTCCGGGGGTTGATATTTTCTTTGAAAATTTTGATCTCGATGATCTAAAATTTGTAGAGTTCCATGGTGGCGAACCATTAATGCAGAAATACCCTACTGAGTTCTTAAGAAAAATTAAAAATCTAGATCAACTGATTGTTAAGTTCAACACAAACCTGACTGTGTTGCCTGCTCCAGAATTACAGGAGTTGCTGAAAAAATGTAAAAGGGTTGATTTCCTTTTGAGTGTAGACGACACCGGCGATAGGTATGAGATTTTGAGATTCCCGGGCAAGTGGGATATATTTGTAAAGAATATGGAAATAATAAAGAAACTAAATCACAGAGTGATAGCATATAACTGTTTGTCATCATTGAATATATTTTATTGTGTGGATTTTTACAAATGGGCCATACGAAATTTTGGTACCGAGGTTCACTCTCAGATGGTCACGGATCGTAAGATGTTAGACATCAGTTATCTGCCACAACGGGCAAAGGATGTAGTCCTAGAAAAAATAAAAAATCACAAAGGAAAAACATTTAACGCTATCCGTGAGAAATTAAATGTGCAAAATGATGATCACAGCCAGGAACTTTTAGAGTATGTGAAAAGGTTGGATCAAATAAGAAAAACCAATTATCCAGACACTTTTAGGGAATGGTACACGATATTAAACACAAAATAGTGTAGTTTGGTGAAATTATCGACATTTTTATGTTGACAGAACCACTTCTTACGTGCTTTAATAACACTAACGTTAATTAATGTTATCGTACGACAACTAAAAGGAAGGACTAATATGTCACAACAAACACATGACTCAATCATGACAGCGATTCAAACTTACTCAGAAGAGAATGGGAAGTTCGTTGATAAGGGTGTAAAAGCCTCTGCAACAAGGGCCAGAAAGGCTTTAGCAGAATTATCAAAGTTGATCAAAGCAAGAAGAAAAGAGATTCAAGAAGTTAAGAACGCGGCAAAAACAGCGGCGTAATCGATCAATTGAATTGCAATTCAAAAGACCCCTAGCTATTTTTAGTTGGGGGTTTTTTTATGACTTAAGGATTCCTTTGCCATGTACCCTCACACGGATATGACCATTATAGTAATCATTGGTCTCTAAGACCTTACGTGAGAACTGCTCTCGTGCTTCCACATAAGATAACTCTGATCTTGATTTACAGTAGAACAGTATCTCCCTCTTGAAGTTTTCTTTGCCCAGTTTGAGGATGTCCATGGTCAGCTCATCACTTGATCCGTAGTAGTCCTGCCAGTCCGAGTCCACTTTATATCTACGCTTGTTCCTGTTTCCCTTGAGCGGTGGTCTGGATCTATTGAACCTGGCTAGTTTCTTGCCTATGTATTTCCTACCGTTGGTTGTGTTTGTTATCTCATACACGAAACCCTCACAGTCCGCGGGCAAGATGGCAATCTCATTTCCTTGGTAGGTCCAATCCATTTTAAGAGTCCAACTGTTTGTAAATTTTGTGTGTTAGTGTGTTCTCTCCGGCGATGCTGTCAAAAACTTGTTGTATGTGTGTGTAATAATGAAGTTTACGTTGATTCCAGAAATGCTGATAGTTGTGCTGTGCAATCTGTTCCATCTGTGCCTGTGCCAACTTGTCATTTTTAATGTGTGTTAAGAAGCTCTCTAGATAGGGCAGTTTTTTTTCTAACGCAGTTTCTGTGTGCCACTGCTGATAAAATCCGTTGTCATACAAACGATATCCGTGGGCCAACAAACGATCGTACATGGGTTTATGACCCAGATGCACCACAGGAATACCCAATAGGATGGGTCTGAATGTTTTTTCTGTACACTGCACATTGCCGGAATTCCTAGTTTCGAGTATCAGTTCACAGAATATTTGTTCATACATTTTAAAATTGGGCAGGCCGTTTCCAAACGATGTGAGTGCGGATATGTGTTGTCCAGAGCCGTACTGTTGTGTGAAGTGTTGCAATACATCAGCGGCTTTGTTATATAGAGCAGTACTATTGGTTGATAGTGATGGGAAAAAGTCTTTCCACAGTGCCGACTCTTGTAGATAGGTTCCCACAGTTTTTCTAAAATCGTCTTTGAACACTGTTTGAATGGAAAACATTTTTGTAGGCTGACGTTTTTTGTGCAGTAGTTTGGACAGCAACAGCACAAAACTGTGACTTAGCTTGTTTTCATTAGTATCTATAGAATAAATTTTTATGTTATTGTAGACATTGATATAATAGCCATTAACTATCATATTGATATCTGTTGTCATGGCAACAGTGTTTAAACGATCCAGTAACGAATCTGTAAATAAAAACGGATGATTGTTAGATATCGTTAAGGTTTCCACCCGTTGTTGTTGTAACAGGTCTATAAGAATTTCTGTGTGTTCTATAACAAACTGTTCGTACACTATTAAATGTTTTACCGGGCTCTGTTTGCACAGTTCTAATAACTGTGATTGGTCGATCGGACTGATTGATATCCCTCCCAAATTGTAGCAGAAATCAACGAGCCAATCCGGAAGTTCTAGACCGTAAATTGGTATTATCCTGTCAGCTAATTGCATAATTGGTATTTAAACTCAATATGATTGGACAGTTTTTTTTTATGTGTTATATAGTAGTGAAGGGCAACAGTATCCTTCCACCAGGCAAACAAATTTCCCATAGGCAAACATAGCATCTTCTCAGTGAGCAGTGAAATGCACCGGATAACGGGATAAGTGAATCACTTGATGCACCATACAAAAATGATGAGGCTCTTAGAAAAAGATAATCCTCAAGTTTACCAAGAACCATTATACAGGGGTTTGGTAGGCTCGCGTTGTAATAGAATGAGCAAACGGGTACAGCACAACCGCCCGACGAGAGTAGCGATGTATAGTGACTGCGAACTCACCACAGGGTTCCCAATCAGTTCTGCTAGCAATAGCAGAATTGTGACTGCTCATCTACCACAGAGTACGCATATGCGTACACCGTTAATTTTTTGCTTTGCGTAAGCGTAAATTAAGAAAAGAAACGAGCATAGCGAAGTTTCAGATGACTGCAAGTCATCTTTTGCATGACCTTAAGTATTAGCATGGAACTACTCTTTGATCACACCCACGGCAAACAGGAACACCAGGATCTTGTGATATGCCGACCCATGGCTGTCGTTGACGAGGACGAATCAATAGAGGCCCTTGACACCGGTTGGCTGGCGCTGGATCACCCTGTGGGCAATTTCAAGGAAGTGTGGTACCAGAGCCGTAGCACACGTATCAATATGCAGAAGCACAGGCCACGTTACAAGCGGCACGTGTGGGAAGGCCGGGAGATCGGCATAAAAGTGATTGACGCCAGTGAGATGGTCAAGCTGTTGGGACTTCCCCACATATACCAACAGTACATGGCTAGAAAAAAATTTACACAGGACTACGATCCCTTTGCCCACTACCATGCACGTGACCAGTTCATGCTGTTCTACACAGGCACGGCTGACAACATACTGGGATTCACCAAACAGAAGCGATACAGATACCAAGAGGACAACTACGCCATGGATGAGCGATACCCGGACCTGGCGGGGCTGGAGTCAGTTATACACGCCAACACTGTTCCCATATCGGACCTCACGCTGGACCTGGAGCTGGAATGGGCCGCTGAGAACTACGTAGCGTACTTCTACATGGGGTCGGGCTATGAAACTAGCTCAGAGTACAAGGCCAACTACAGGGGCTTCGAATGGTGGACGGGCACCGAGTGGAGTACCAATAAAAAGTTGTACAGGAGTCTGTGTAGGAGGGATTCTAGGGTCGAGACTTTTGCGGATGTCGCCAAGTGCCAGTCACTGATTCCCGATACTTTGTAGACCAGTTGTTGTAGTAGTCCGATTTCTCTAATATGTCAGCGAACTTCTTGAGTTTGGTCCTGCGTTGCACCAACAACAACGTGTACTTGCCTTGATTCAATTTCACGTCTTTCACCTTTTCCACCAACCTGGGATGGTCTTCCATGATCAACAGATCTCGATTTGCGTATGTGCCATTCAGTTGTGCCGCCAATTTCTGTGTGTAGTGTGGAGTCCATCTTTTTGCGTCTGCTATGATCACCAGGACGTCTTTCTTTTCAAAATCAAAATGATCTATGCTGGTCCATATGTTGGAGTCAGGCTCCATGTCTGTAAGTTCCACGAAGTCCACCTTGCCCTGCATCCTGGCCTGCTTGGCGTACGGACACGGAGGGTAGTCAGCGAACATGGGGTGTGGCACCTCCACGAACTCCTTGACCCACTGGATCACTTCCTCCCGTGGATTACTCTTCGTCTTCTGCTTTGATTTCTGTTTCTTGTGTTGAGTCTTCATGTATGCCTTTTATTTTTTCCAGTGCTTCGTCCAACAACTTGCCCTTGGTATCCAACTTGGCCTCCAGGTCCGCTATCTGCTTGTTCTGTTCGCCTATCTTGTGTCCCACCGTCTTCACGTCCTGTGTGGAGTGTTCCAGTTTGATCAGAACCTGCTTCATCCGGCTTTCCTTGGCCTTGACTTTGTCCAAGGCATCATCACGGTCTTTTGTGATTTCTACGATTTCAGCTTTGAGTTCTTTGACTAGGTCTTTCTCAGACATACAAGTAGTAATTATCGGGTTTGTTGGTTGCCATTAAAGTATTATATAACGATCTAGAAGAAAGGTTGACCGCTTTTCTTGGTAGTTTCCATGTTTTCTTTTACCAACTGTGACACTATTGCACGTTCGTCTGGTGACAGATTGAGTGATTCCTGCCATGCCATTCCACCACGCATGAACCAGCATATCTTCATTAGTTCCAGTTTTAGATTTTTCGTTTCGTTGTCGAAGTCCTTGAGGTAGGAGACGATGTCAGAGTTGTCCATTGACAGTAGCTTTACCCGAAAAAATTTGAGTTATCAAA